CAATGGATCTTCAGGAACTTCTGGATCATCAGGGACAAGCGGATCTTCTGGTACTTCTGGATCATCAGGGACAAGCGGGTCTTCTGGTACTTCTGGTTCATCAGGAACAAGTGGGTCTTCAGGAACTTCTGGATCATCAGGGACAAGCGGATCGTCTGGTACTTCTGGCGGTGGCGGTGGAATATCTGGTACAACAAATTATATTGCAAAATTTACTTCAAGCACAACAATTGGTAATTCTTCTATTTATAATTCTAGTTCAGGAGAAGTTGGAATTGGAACCACTTCTCCAGCACAAATTTTTGATGTATCGCCATCTACTGCCACAACAAAATTAGGCAATGCCCGTGTTGGCTCTTGGCCATACGCTTCTGCTTATGCTCTTTTTGGGCATGATGCTTTAAATCAATCAGCAATTGGAAATTACGCAATAATACAAAATAATGATGGAACAACATATGTAAATGCCGCTGCTAGTAGAGCTTTATATTTAAGAATAAATAATGGTGATAGAGTGTATGTAGATAATAGTTATGTTGGTATTGGAACTACTGGTCCAGCTTACGCTTTAGATGTTAATGGTCAATGTCATGCAACATGTTTTCCAACATCATCTGACGTACGTTTTAAAAAGAATATAGTTCCATTAGAAAATGCATTAGAAAAAGTTTTAGCTTTAAGAGGTGTTTCATATGAATGGAATGAATTTATTCATTCTGTAAGAGGTGGATATGAGTTAAACACCCCTATTATTGGAATGATTGCACAAGAAGTTGCAGAAATTATTCCTCAAATCGTTGGAACATGGAAATTAAATGATGAATTAACAGATGCAAAATCTCTTGAATATCAAAGAATAATTCCTTATTTAATCGAAGCGGTCAAAGAACAGCAAAAACAAATTGATCAATTAAAATCAGATGTAAAAATCTTAATGAACAAATAATATATTTGTGGCCGACATATTTAATTCTTTTGATAAAATATACTGTATAAATCTATCAACTAGAAAAGATAGGTGGCAGAATTGCTTGCTTCAGTTTGCGAAATACAACATATCGAATAATGTAGAAAAATTTAATGGAATTATTTACAATAGTTTTTCTTTCGATAGGAAGCTAAATGCTCAGTTAGGATGTTGGTTTTCTCATTATAGTATTTTAAAACACGCTCAAACCATGCGTTACAATAAAATATTAATATTAGAAGACGATTTCGTTTTTAATATTGAACCTGAAGATTTAAATTCAAAACTAATTTGTTGTATAAATGAATTGCCGCAAAATTGGGATTTGTTTTATTTGGGGGCTTATTTTGTCAAAGGATATGATTACGAAGCTAAAATAGATTATTCTGAAAATTTATATAAAGTTAATACTGCTTTTTGCACTCATTCTATTTGTTACTCCAAGTCGGGAGTTGATAAAATGATAAAGTGTATGGAAAAAGCTTTTTTAAATTCATCTTCTCTGCTTTTAAATTATGACGGTCTTGGATGGTTTTATGTTAAAGAATTCTTGTATGAAAATAATTGTTATGCTAGTAAAGACTTTTTATGTGGACAAATAAAAGACTTTTCAGATATAGAAAATAGAGTGGTTGATTATAACGATTATTTTTTAAAAGGTTATGCCTCGTAATAAGTGTAATATTTAATATGCCAATTACTAGAAATAGAGTTATTTATGCAGGAACAGATGTATTAGTTTCAGATTCGCCATCTTGGAGTGGACAAACTGGAGCTAAATCTTTGAAATTATTAAAGAGAGTTCAATCAACTAGCATATCTATAAGCAATCCTATAACTAGACCAAAACAAATTGGCAGTTCTGATTTTGCATTTGAAAAATATATTACTATTCCAGAGATTTCTGTTAATTTAAATTATCTTGTTTCTGATAACTCTAATGAATTGCTTTTAGGATTGAATGCTACTGGCAACGAGTCTTTCTTAAAAAATATGGCAGTTACTGGTCAAGATAAGAATTTATTTTTTATTTTAACTGATACCAATAATCAGGATGCGGATACATTAACTAATATGGTTGGTAATGATATATTTGCTGTTGGCAATACTTTTTTAACTAATTATTCTTTATCTGCGGAGGTTGGATCAGTGCCAACTGTTTCTACTTCTTTTGCTTGTTTGAATATGACTTTTCAGACTTATAATGGAACCGGAACAAATGGAAGCGAAGTTCCAGCAATCAATTTAACAAATGGAATAAAATCAACAGAGAAATATTTATTGACTGGAGCTAATATGTCTCCATCAAATTATTTATCAAATCAAAATTCTAGACCATCTGCTATTAGACCTGGAGATATAGTTCTTCAGTTGCCGCAAACTTTCATGGGTGGAATAAGATATTCTGGAGATGTGCCAGCTAGTATATCTTCTTTGCAAATAGATGTTCCAATTGAAAGAAGAGACTTATTAGGTTTTGGAAGCAATTATCCTTACGATAAAAGAATAATGTATCCATTAATTGGTACAATAAGTTTTAATGGAACTTTTGATGAACCAGTTACAGGAGATTTTAGCAGTATTTTTACAAATGACACTGCTTATGATTTAACATTCAATTTAAAAAATTATAATGGCGCAACTGGTTTAAGAGTTGAAATTTTAAACGCTAGAATAGAAGATCAATCTTTTGATTTATCACTTGGGGATAATATGAGTTTCCAATCTAAATTTTCTTTTAAGATTTTCGAAACAGATGGAATGAGAATAAGTGGTGCGGCAAGATTAACTTAAAACTCAATTCTTGCATTCTTTGTTTCAATCTTCTTTGGAACATCTTTGACATGTTTTTTACCATTCGTTTTCTTTTTGTAATCGTCAAAATATTTTCGCTTCAAAGGATCTTCGCCACCAGCCAACGCTGCTCTTCGATCAGATAGTTCAGAAGAGTAATCCAAAAGATCACCGTATCTGCCTTTCATATTTCCAGTCTTGTTTACAAACGCCTTATTATCAAATGGATCAACGACTTTAGCATCTCCTAGATTTACTTGAGGCACATCATAAATTCTTTCCCAAAAATCATCGTTGCCGCTTTCGCCGCGATATGGCTTATAATCTTTCATAGACATAACTATATCTACAATCTTACCAGTCTTTTTATTCTTGAATTGATAAACCATATCTATTATATGATATGTAGAAAAAATTAAAGCGCGACTTTCATCGCGCTTTGTTCGTTATTCTATTTCTATTTGTTTTTCTACTTTTTTGATTTGCGGCACTGTAATGGTTAACAGGCCATTTTTCATCTTAGCTCTCACATTATCAAAATCATATTTTGATTTTAGAATATAATCTTCATAGCTGATTCTATATTTGCTGTCATTAACGTTGATGGCTATAGAATAATCTTCCTTAAAGATTTTTACATCTTCTTTAGATTTTCCAGCGAGTTCGACCTTGAATGTTAAACCGTCTTCTGTTACTTGATATTTATATACTAATTTATTGTACATAGTAATTAAGCTATAGCAAGAATCGTGCCAACTTTTTATAGTGTTTTAAAGCGTCTTTTAAGGCGTTTTAGAGAATATATGACACATAATACGTCACATCTGGCTACTTATGGCACACAGTATTGTCTCAACTGTTTTTTCATAAGTAAATTGTTTTTGAAGTTTTAATCCTTCTGGATTTGGTTTCTTAGCATAAGAAACGGACTTCAGAATAGCGTTTTCCATTTCTTGATCAGTAATATCAAAGAATTGCCCTTGATTAAAAGACTGTCCTTTCTTAAAAAAGACATCATCATAACAATCCTTTAGAGAAGAAGGTTCTATTAGGATGCTGTTATCCTTGGTCGCCCAGTCTTTATGCGCTGTTGCGTTTATAACGACACTCCATTTGCCAAGCGCAGTGGCATTGAATGATGGAAGATTCCATCCTTCCGCTCCACTCAATCCGCCAAGATCGATATCTATACTGTTTAGATAGTCATTGACTTCACTGTTTGTTTGCATGTATGGAACGAAGTTTAAATTGTTGTAATGTTTTCCTTCTAACAATTTCAACATTTCATTTTGAAACTTAGCTTTATCTAAAAACGGATTGGTGATAGCGCAGCTTAATTGGTATTTAGAATTGTTGCCAAAAAGTTTTAGCCATGTTTTAATTATACGAGCGGTGTTTTTTCTACTTTCAAACTTGCCAAGAATTCCAAAATGAATTTTATCTTGTAGATAAGTTTTATTAGTTATCTGAAAGTCGTTGTCAAAACCTAATGGCACATGAGTTACATTGTCTAACCCGTTAAGATTAAAAATGTTTTTGGTGTAATTAGAGCTTACAAATATTCTATCTTGCAAACTTAAAAGGTTCTTTTCAATCGCTGTCACTTCGGAAACTTCATGAAAAGTGAATAAAGATTGATTCTTTGAATATCTAGTTTCACTGCCAAAAAGATGCCACAATTTTAAAGAAGGAATATCTTTTGAAATTTTACTGTACCTATTGTTTGTGGCTGCTTGTAAATATTTTACAAAATCAGGTTCAATCTTATCATAAGCGTCCATTTCGGCCTTTTCGCCGATAGGAAAAAATATTAAATCGATATTTTTCTTAAACAATTCTCTAAGAATGTTTACAGATACATTACCAAAAGATAATGCGTTAATTGGAGCGTTGACTAATAATCTCATATTTTGATCTTATATTTTTAGAGATAGAATTTAAAGCTGCGTTATGAATATTTATACATCCTTGAATACTAAGGTTCATTGACTTGCTAATTTTGCGCCAAGGGGTTAATTTCTTGTTTCCTGAATAGCGCATTGAGAAGATTTTTTGAATGCGCTTGTCTGGGTGCTTGCTTATTTCTTCGTTGAATTCTTTTAGAATTTGATCTTGAAAGTTCACTACGGTATGTTCGTAATTATCTTTTATGCATTCAAAATCATAAGTATTATCATTTAATTCGACATATTTTTTATTCTTATTAGAAGCATTTAAACACATCCATTTCGCTTCATTTCCTAAAAACGTAGAAAACTTTGTACCCCGATTCTCGTCGTATTTGAGAACTGAATTATATATAGCGTACTCTTTATCATTTATAATCTCATCTCTTAAAGAGTCGTTATTGCAGTTTCTAAGAAAAGAATTTACTATATCCAAGTAAATTCCTGAGTGCCTGTCGATAAGTTCTTGTAGACATTCGTCTACTTTCTTTTTTCTTTTGATATTTTTTATTAAATCTAAATCACTTAAAATCTCCATATGTTGACCATCCTTTTTCGTAGAATAACTTGCTCAAGTGATAATTGCAAGTTTCTTTTTCATCAGTAAACGTTTTCCATCTAATTATATGATCAGAGTTACGTTTTACAATAGGATCATTTAATCTTTCTTGAAAATTAGAAGGTTTTTGCCCCATTCTACTTAGGTGTATCATAAAGCCGCCGTTATCTTTAATCCATTTAACTTCATTTTCATAACGTACATCAGTTATGACAACGATGATTTTATTATTAATTGAGGACTTAACTTGTTTTTCTATCTTTTTAATCCAATAGTCAGGATCGATTTTTCTGCAAGTGTCTGTTCCCCAACATACAAGCATTGGACGAATAAGTTCTTTTTCAGAATTAATATCTGTAAAAGCTGAGATATTCAATTTCTCTTTTAAGAACGGATCAAGATCTTTTTTTAATTCGGTAGCGAATGATATATTCAATGCTGGAAAACCAGACTTATTTAACTTGTTAATAAGATGTTTTCCAAGAGTGTCTTTTCCACATCTTGCGACTCCACCTATTCCAAATATTAATGGCAGTTCTTTAAATATCACTTTTTTTCTTCTTCGTATTAAAAATTTATGTGTCTTGTTCATTCTCTTAGGTTTCGCTCTCTTAGGTATACCTTACCGATTTGTTAAGGTTAACCTTATTTTTTATTAAGATTTAGACTTAGATATTGCGTATGATTTTCGTAAGATGAATTAAACTCTTTCGCTTCGCTCCAGAGTTTAATGAGGATTTTATCCTTTGTCAAGGAAAAAATCGCTCAGAGATTCCAAATCTTTTGCCAATTTAAAATGACCAAGATCGTTTAAAATACTTGATGTATAAAAAACAAATGTTTCATTTTCTTTTTTATTTATAAAATTAACACTGGTTATAAAAGAAAGATTGGTCTCTTGACCTTTTTTATTAAGAATATTTTTCAATCCAATACATGAAGCTTCTTCAGGTGAATTTGCCATAACCATACATTCTAAGTCTGCACATGTTACTAAATAAAAATAATCTTGACTTTCTAAACACCTAATCATAAGATTAGTATATTCTTAATATGATAGATGTCAATAACAAAATATTATGGTTAGCAGATTATGATTTAGACGTTGCTCCAGGTGGCGCACAAAGAAGTGACAAGATCATAATAGATCAAGGAAAGCTGTTTGGTTTTAATATTTTAAAGGTAAATCATGAAACTTTTGGAAAACATATCAATATTCATGATTACGATGTGTTAGTTACATCAAACGTTTGCGCTATTACACAAAAATATCCTTGGATTTTAGATGAGATAACTAAGCATAAATATCATGTTCGAATTGAACACGATTCAAATGATTATTTAAGTCAAGAAAATAGACTAAAGTTATTTTCATTCTGTAAAAAAACATTTTTCTTAACTGATTACCATTTTTGGTTCTTTAAGCAACTATATGGAGATATTTTTAAGAATGTAGAAATCATTCCTGATCCAATTGAAACAGATAAATTTTACGATTATGGTCAGCAACGTGAAGATAAGATTTTGTATGTTGGATATATGCATCCATTGAAAGGGACAAGCAACTTCTTTGAATTAGCCTTAAGAAATCCAGAAAAGAAATACGTTGTTGCTGGATGGAGCGATTATCAGACTTATAATTTTCTAAGCAGTAATGTTCCAAATATTGAATGTCTTGGGCTTATTAAATACGAACAAATGCCTCAAGTTTATAATAAATACAAGACTCTTTATTACGAACCAAATTTAAGAGAGCCTTTTTGCAGATCAGTGGCCGAAGCAATTACTTGTGGAATGGCGATTATGACTAGCAGCCAATCTAAAATTGGATGTCTTCATGATGTAGAAAAATATGGAATAGAAAAGTTTAAAGATAATTGCAAAAACGCTTCAGTTTATTTTTGGAGTAAAATATGAATAGAATCTCTATAATTTGTTCAAATTATAATTCAGACAAATGGGTTGATGAATATCTTCAATACGTTAATAATCAAGATTTTAAAGAATTTGATATTATATTTGTTGATGCCAATTCTACTGATCAGTCTTTAGAAAAAATTAAAAATTATAAATTTGATTCGAAAATAAATAAAAAAATAATAGAATGCAACAGTAGAATAGGACTGTATTCTGCTTGGAATATAGGGATAAGAGCTTCCACCACAGAATATATAATGAATTATAATACTGATGATATGTTATATAATAATGCTATTTCAATATATAATAATCATCTTGTAAACAATCCAGAAATAGATTTATTTTATGGTCCTTGCGTATCGACTTTAAATAGAAATATTAATGATATTAATTTAATTTATGATTGGCCTGAATATTCTCATGAAACTATGTTGCAATTTTGTTTTTGTGGTCCATTTCCATTAGTTAAAAAAGAAGTTTTTAACAAGATAGGTTATTTTGATGAACGCTTCGTCTCTTCTGGCGACTATGAAATGTGGTTGCGAATGTCTAAATTTAATTGTAAATTCAAGAGAATTCCAGAAACTATCGGAGTATTTCATTTTAGACAAGATTCTATAAACCAAAGCAATAAACAAAAAGCAATAGAAGAAGATATTTTAATTCAACAATTTTATAAATAATATGATAGTTCAAATAACAATGGCGAGAGATGAATTGGTTTTTATAAAAGAGCTTTTACCAATTTGGCAGAAATTTTCAGATGGATTTGTTTTCTGTCTTGATTCTACAACTGATGGAACTAAAGAATATTTAGAGAGTGTAAAAGAAAAATTCAATATATTAGAAATTATTGAAAACCAACAGACAGACAATGACATGATGGTCGAAACAGACATTCGACAAAAACTCTTTGATACTGCAATGAAGTATTCTAATAAAATTATTTGCCTCGATGCTGATGAATATTTAGACGGAACAATCAACAAAAAACAACTAGAAAATATTTTAGATTCCGAAAAAGAAGTTGTTTATCATTTACAATGGATTCAATATACTAGCAAAAACACTATTCGTACTGATGGGCCTTGGAAGATTAATTTTAAAGATCGTATTGGATCTTATGATGGTCCAGCTAAGTTTAATTGGGCGCAAATGCACTCGTCTCATTTGCCTCTATTAAATAATCAAAAAACTATTGATTCTCAATATCTTTTCATAGCTCATCTTCAATGGTTAAGCAAGATTCATGTCGCTGTAAAACAATACTATTGGAAAACTGTAGACCATGTTAATAATACAAAATACAATATTTATGTTGCTGGAACAGCAGCTTATGATGCATCGGTAAATGACTTTAATTGGGAATATTCAAATTTCCCTTATGAACTAAAAATAAATGAAAAAATCTTTGATAAAATTGATATTTTACAAAATTATAAATATAAAGAAATTAAACGGTTGCACAATCTACATCAAATTCCAGATTTGAACGACTGGGGATACAATATATTAAATCTAGATAAAAATCTTAAATAATTAATTTTAACCAATGAACTTCTGCACTATTAGCGACGACAAGCATTTTCCTCTATTATTGAATTTAATAGGAAGCGTACATAAACATAATTATAATGAATTAAATGAAATTATGGTTTTTAATCTTGGTTTGAGAGAAGATCATATTCAAGAATTAAACAATATTGACAAGGTTAAAATTTATGAAATTGAAAAAACTAATCCAGATATATTAAAAGATATTCAAACCGATAAAAATAGATACGTTAAAGGGCTATTTTCTTGGAAGCCAGTTATAATCAAGCAAGCATTAGATATACATAATGAAATATTATATTTAGATGCCGGTACAACATTACTGAAACCAATAAATATACTTTTTGAGCATATAAAAGAAAATGGTTATTTATTTTTTGATTGCGGTCATTCTATTAAATGGATGACTACAAATCATGTTATAAACAAATTTGAACTTAATAAAGAAGAAAATAAATGGCTATTAGATGATAATATATTTGGAATCGATGCTGGATTTCAAGGAATTTCAAGAAAAATATATAATGATTACGTTTTGCCTATGTATGAGTTATCTAAAGATATAAATAATTTTGTAGATGATGGAACCTGCCCTCAAGGATGGGGAACTGGTAGACACGATCAAACTTTATTTAGTATTTTAGTTAGAAAACTTAAATATAATATTTTAACTCACGGTAAAGAAATTTCATATTTAAATATAAACAATAAACAATTTCCATTTCATTTAACACATTTACTAAATGAATTAAAATCTGAAACTCATGTTTTTAGATCAAGATGGAATATTACTAAACAATCATTAAATAATTCTTTAGTTTTTATAAAACCTAAACAAGAAAAACAAATTAAATCTTTAAATCTTAAAGTTTTAAAAAACGATTTTGAATATTATTTAAAAATATGGGAAAATAATAATTATATAAATGAAAAGATGTACATAGATTTTGAAAATAAAGTTGATGAATATCCATTTCTTAAAAATCATTGCAATATAGTTTCTATGTTTAATTTAGGATATGGTGAAAAAGCTTTTAGATATCTATGGTTATTACTATTTGCTCAAGCTCCTGAAAAAATTAAATTCTTAGAAATTGGTGTTTTTAAGGGTTCTATATTAGCGTTATCTCAAATGTGTGCTTATTATTTGAATAAAGATATAGAAACTTATGGATTGACTCCATTAAATTCCACTGGCGATAAGTATTCTAAATATATCGAAGACGATTATTTTCAGTCTATTTCTTTTTTATACGATAAATTAAACATTAGAACCGATAAAACGCATATTATTCATGGATTATCAACTGATGAAATAATAAAACAAAATTGTATAAATAAAGGTCCATATGATATAGTTTATATTGATGGTGGGCATGATTATGACACAGTAATTAATGATATAGAATTAGCGAATAAAATTTTAAAACCTCAAGGATTTTTAATAATGGACGACGCTTCTTCTTATTTAAATTTTAATGATAACCATAAAGGATTTAAAGGGCATAGTGATGTCGGCATAGCAATAAAAGATAAATTAGATTTAGATAACAACTATAAACATTTATTTGCATGTGGCCACAATAGAGTTTGGATTAAGTTATGAATTATATTATAGTTACTTCTATAAATCCAATAACCGAAGCTATTAAAAAATTTTCTAAAATTAATGACTGGCATGTTATCGTAATTGGAGATCAAAAAAGTCAAAATTATAATTATGAAAATTTAAGTTTTTTTGATATTCAAAATCAAAAAAACATGGATTTCTATAGTTTTAACACAACACCAATCAATCATTATTCCAGAAAAAACTTAGGTTATTTATATGCTATTAAAAATAAAAGCAATTTAATTTACGATACAGATGACGATACATTGCCTTATGATTTTTGGAAGACAGAAGATTTCACTTGTGATAATAACATTTATGGAGATTTATTTATTAATCCATTTATTTTCTTCACAAAAGAAAAATGCTGGCCAAGAGGAACTCCACTATCATATATAAATAAAAATACTAATTATTCACAAAAACTCGCAAATAAAAAGATTGGCGTTTGGCAAGGAATTATTGATGACGATTCAGATTTTGATGCTATTTATAGACTAACAAATAATAAACATATTAAATTTGATAAAAATATAAAAATTAATATTGAAAAATTCTGTTACAGCCCTTTTAATTCTCAAAGTACCTTATGGAATAATCAATTAAATTGTTTATTGTATATACCAACAACTGTTGATTTTAGATTCACGGATATTCTAAGAAGCTATATAACTCAAAGAATTATGTGGGAATTTGATTTTCATCTTGGATTTCATTCTCCTAATACATTTCAAATTAGAAATGAACATGATTATTTTAAAGACTTTATTGGAGAAATATCGATGTATACAAATCTTACAAATGTTATTGAGCTTTTAAATAAATTAAATTTAAAAAATAAAACAATGCAAGATTGTTTATTTGAAAGCTATGTTTCATTATATGATAATAAAATAGTCAAAAAACAAGAACTTGAAAATGTTACTAATTGGATAAAAGATTATAATTTAATTACAAAATGAATAAAACAGCACACTATATAATTACTATTCATAATAAACAAGATTTAATTTCTGACGTATTAAAAGGAATAGAAAATGCAACTAAAAATTCATCATATAATATTAATATAATCTGTGTTTTAGATGGATGCACGGATGATTCAGAACAAATGATTGACATCGTTTTTAAAGAATTTTCTAGCAAATACAAATTGCATAAAATTTATGAAAACGATGTCCATGAATTACTATCATTAAACACTGCTATAAAATATTTAAGGACAATAGAAAATTCAGATGATGATTTAATTTTCTTTTTACAAGATGATGTGGTATTAAAAGATGATAATATTAATGAAAAAATTAATTTTTTATATGAAGAAGTGAAAGATTTAGGATATATCTCTTTTAGATGTGGATTATCTACTAATTTAGATAATAATGGCATTTTATTTGAACACTCATTTTTAGAATCTGAATGCGGACATTGGAAACAATTAAATCTAAATCATTTTCATGAATTTCAAAATAAACAGTTCGCATTTTGTGAAATTGTTATTAAAAGCCCAACTTGTATTAAAAAATTTATATTAGATAAAGTTGATATGTTTGATGAAAAATTAGCTCCTTTTGGTCACGATGATCTTGACATGTGCATTCGTTTGAATAAACTAGGTTATAAAAACGCTATATACGGTATAAATTTTATTAGCAAACTAGATTGGGGAGGGACAAGAAGCCCAAAAGATCCCAATAAAGAGTATCATAAAAAATACAATGAAATAGTTTATAGAAATAAATGTTATTTAAGCAATAAGCATCTAAACTATTACATGGCTAAATTCAAAAATTAAAATGAATCCTGAATTACAAAATATTCTTAATCTTGTTTCTGATTATATCAACAAAAAACATAACTTAAAAACATGGACTCCAGGTAAAGATTGGGTTCAATATGCTGGACCTTATTTTTCAGATAAAGAATATATAGCATCAATTAATTCTCTTCTTAATGAATGGCTTGTTCTTGGACAAGATGCAATAACTTTTGAAACCAAATTTCCTCAACATCTTGGAAAAAAATATGGAATATTAACTAATAGCGGTAGTAGTTCTAATTTAATAATGATGTCAGCTATGACATCAAAAAGACTTTATAATTTTCCAAAAGCAACGAAAGTTATCACTCCAATTGCAGGTTTTCCAACTACTCTTAATCCTATATTTCAAGCTGGATTTGAACCTGTATTTGTTGATATAGATCTGGATACTTTAAATCTCAATTTAGATCAAACCGAAGAAGCTGCAAAAAAAGGTGCAAAAATAATTACCTTCGCGCATGTTCTTGGAAATCCTCCAAACATGAATAGATTAATGGAGATTGTAAACCAATACAATCTTGTATTACTTGAAGACTGTTGTGACGCTCTTGGTTCGACTTACGACGGAAAACCGCTTGGTAGCTTTGGCGAACTCGCTAGTTGTAGTTTTTATCCTGCTCATCACATGACAATGGGTGAAGGCGGTTTTGTAGCTTGCAAAACTCAACTGCAAGAAATAGTTACTAGAAGTTTCAGAGAATGGGGTCGCGGATGTTATTGTGTCGGAAAGAAAGCCAATCTATTAAAGAACGGTTCATGCGGCAAACGTTTTTCTAATTGGCTTCCAGAACTTCCAGACGAAGAGTTTGATCATAAATATGTTTATGATGAAATTGGATACAATTTAAAACCAATGGAGCTACAAGCGTCAATGGGTCTTGCTCAGATGGTTAAGCTTCCTGAAATACATGCGTTAAGAAAACGTAATCACGCTTTGCTTTGCCAAGCTTTTAGCCAGTATGAAGATTATTTTATAATTCCAAAAGCCACCGCTTTAGCAGATCCAAGTTGGTTTGCTTTTGCTGTAACCATTAAAAATGGCGCACCATTCAAGCGTAAGCATATTGTCCAATATCTTGAAAACGCCAAAATTCAAACTCGTCCTTATTTCGCTGGCAACATTATGTTGCAACCAGCATACTCAGGAATAATGAGTTCTAAAGATGTTATTGAAAAATTTCCAATAGCTCGTAAAATTACAACAGATACATTTTTCTTGGGAGTTAGCCCTGTAATAACAGAAGAGCAAATCCGTTATATAAAGAAAAATCTAGATCTATTTATTATAAGTTTATGAAAGTAGTATATATTACTGGGTGTTTAGGATTAATTGGCTCTTACCTTACAAGGCTATGCCTACAAAAAGGTTATTATGTTATAGGAATCGATAAAGTTACATATGCAGCAAGAACTGATTTACTCCATGAATTTTATGAAAATGAAAGATTTAAATTTGAAGAAAAAGATATTTGCGATCTTGACAGATTAGTTGATTGTGACTATTTTATAAACGTAGCCGCTGAAACACATGTTGATAATTCCATAAGAAAAAGCGATGACTTTGTTAATTCTAATATAAACGGTGTTTATAATATTCTTGAATTGCTTAAAACTTATAAAAGAGAAGGAATGATAGTTCCAACTCTTTTACATTTTAGCACTGATGAAGTTTATGGCGACATCTCTGAAGGAGAACATATTGAAACAGATATTTTAAAACCAAGCAACCCATATTCAGCAACAAAAGCCGCTGCCGATCAATTAATACTTGCTTGGGCTAGAACATACAAAATTAATTATGTTATTGTTCGTCCAACAAATAATTACGGAATAGGACAATATGTTGAAAAATTAATACCAAAGGCTTGCAAATCTTTAACTCTTGGCAGAAGAATTCCTCTTCATAATCAAGGCACACCATTTAGAAACTGGCTACATGCTAAAGATACCGCGAGTGGAGTAGTAAAAATTATCGAGAGCAATGTAAAAAATGAAATATTTAATATTGCTGGAGGATTTGAGCAAAGCAATATAGTTACAGTGGAAAAGATTATCTCTGAATATCTTGGTCATCTTCCTTCTGACTACAAAGAAAAATATTTAGACCTTTCTATTTCTAGAGAAGGCCAAGACGTAAGATACGCCTTGAACGATAATAAACTAAGATCTTTAGGATGGAGACCTGTTTGCAATTTTGATCAAGAATTAAAAGAAATAACTCAATTCTACAAAAATAATTTTATATGGTAACAGAGCAAGAAATGATCGAATTTGAAAATGAAATTGGCGATTTATTTAATAATAAACAAATTAAAGCTCCCATTCATCTTTATCATTCAAATGAAAAACAAATGCTTAAGATTTTTAAAGATATCGATTGTAAAAACGATTGGGTATTTTGTACATGGCGAAATCATTATCAGGCATTATGTAAAGGAATTCCTAAAGAATTACTTAAAAATGAAATATTAAAAGGCAAATCTATGGTTATGAATTTGCCAGAATATAAATTTGTATGCAGTTCTATCGTAGGAGGTGTAGCTTCAATTGCTCTTGGGGCGGCTCTAGCAATAAAAAAGAAAAACCTCAAATCCAAAGTTTGGTGTTTTATTGGCGACATGTCTGCGGAAACAGGATCTTTTCACGAAGCCTATAAATACAGCTTAAACTTCGATCTTCCTATTAATTGGATAGTGGAGGATAATAGAAAATCAGTCTTAACTCCAACTGATAAAATTTGGAATAGAGACCTTCCATATTATATTGACGCCACACAATATAAAGATAATGAAATATATTATAAAGATAAAATTATTTATTATCAATATTCAAACAATAAGTACCCTCATGCTGGCGCTGGATCAAGAGTGCAATTTTAATATGAAATATATAGACGAAATAAAAAAAGCAATGGTTTTGCTTTCTCAAAATGAAAAAACAATTTTCATTGGTCAATCTATTAAATATGGCGGCACTGGATTATACGACACTTTAATTGAAGTCGATGATTCTAAAAAAATTGAATGGCCTGTTGCAGAATACTCACAACTTGGCGCATCTATCGGAATGGCATTAGAAGGCTTTATTGTAGTTTCTCTTTTTCCAAGATGGAATTTTTTATTAATGGCCACCGATCAAATAGTAAATCATCTTGATAAATTGCCCATTATATCTGAAGGCCGTTGTACTCCTAAAGTTATTATTCGCGTTTCTGTTGGAAGCGAAAACCCAGTAGATCCACAATGTCAACATAAAGGAAATTTTTCTCAAGCTTTTCGATTAATGTGCAAGACAATTGATATAATTGAACTTATGGAACCAGAAGATGTGGTCCCTGCTTATGAAAAAGCTTTGAACAGAACTGACGGTAAAAGCACAATTCTTGTAGAGTTTGCTGATTTTTTAAAGACTAAATGAACGTTTTAGTTACTGGATCAAATGGATATATTGGAAGATCAATTATCAATTCCAGTATTAAAGATGTTGTTTTTTTTCATGGAAGCAGACAAACAATAAACTTGTTCGACAAAGAGTTGATTAAAACTTTTATCAAACAAAATAAAATAGATTGCGTCATTCATTGCGCTATACAAGGAACAAGCAGATTAAAAATAGAAGACGCTAATAGTTTTTATAATAATATTTTAATTTTTGAAAACCTTTATTATTGTAGAAATTTATTACATAAAGTAATTAATTTAGCTTCTGGAGCCGAGTTCGATAGAGAAACAAACATTGATTTTATAAATGAAGAAAATATCTTTGAACGCATCCCAAAAGATTACTACGGTTTATCTAAAAACATAATAGCCAAAAAAACATTAACCACAAATAATTTTTTTAATCTTAGGTTGTTTGGGTGTTTTGATGAAAACGAACTCGACAACAGATTCATAAAAACTTGCATTTTGAAAAGCAAACAGAACGAAACAATAACAATTCATGAAGATAAAATTATGGATTTTTTTTATATTCAAGATCTGATTTCGATTGTTAAATATTTCTTGTTAGTTAATCCTGTATATCAAGATATAAACCTTAGTTACAAAAATAAATATAAACTATCTGAAATTGCTAAAAAAATAATAAACGAAACAAATTCTAAAAGCAATATAATAATGCAAGATCAAAACGGACTAAATTATAATGGAAATTTTGATAAATTACTATCCTTACCAATAAAACTTGAAGGTTTTGAAAATGGTCTTAAAAAAACAATAATTAATATAAAATGAAAATATTTATAGCAGGGCATAAAGAAATGGTTTGATCAGCTATTTTTAAAAAATTAACAAATGAAATCACTATCACAATACTCTCAAAATATCTATAGTCAAAATGGAGAAGACGGCATTATTCGAGAGATTCTCAGAAGACTTGAAATAAAGAAAGGTCAATTTGTTGAGTTCGGAGCTTGGGACGGTAAACATCTTAGCAATACTTTTTTATTATGCACTACTGGATGGAATGGCGTTTACATAGAATATGACGAAGTGAAATTTGAAGATCTCAAAAAAACTCAAGCAGAATATCAATCACAACTTCAAATTATACGGTCAATGGTTACTCCAAATGGAGAAACTAGTTTAGACTCTCTTCTTGCTAAAACATCTCTCAAAAAAGATTTTGATCTTTTAAGTATTGATATTGACGGTGAAGATTATTTAGCTTGGGAATCTTTCAATAATTACACCCCCGCAATTGTTATAATTGAAGTTAACAGTTCCATTCCTTTACATATTAAATATATCGGTGTGTCTTGGCAATCAACAAATTTAAAAATAAAAGGCAGCAGTTTTTCTGCTCTTGTTGATTTAGGATATCGTAAAGGTTATGTTCCTGTTTGTCACACAGGCAATCTTATATTTGTGCGTAAAGACTTAATAAATAAACTTAATTTGCCGCTTGACGAACTTATAAATCCGTTTGAATTATTCTATTCTGGTTGGGTGCAAAACTGGGATGAAACAAATAATAAATAAAAGCTATTTTTTAAAACGCAAGCGGCAACAATAACACAATAAACATAATGAACAAAACGTCAAAAATTTTTATTGCTGGACATAAAGGAATGGTTGGATCTGCTATTTTAAAAAAACTAACAAATAAAATAGATGTTGAAATTCACACGGTCGAAAAAAATACTTTAGATTTATTAGATCAAACGAGAGTTTTTGAATATTTTTGCTATTATAATTTTGATTTAGTTATTGATTGCGCTGCCAAAGTTGGTGGAATTCATTCTAATAATACTTATCGCGCCGATTTCATTTATGAAAACTTACAAATACAAAATAATCTAATCCATGCTTCGCATCTTTCCAATGTTAAAAAATTTTTATTTCTTGGCAGTTCTTGTATTTATCCAAAATTTGCAGAACAACCTATTAAAGAAGAGTATCTGTTGGCTTCTCCTTTAGAATACACTAACGAGTCTTATGCAATAGCTAAAATCGCTGGCATAAAAATGTGTGAAAATTATTATAAACAATATGGATGTAATTTTATTTCTGTGATGCCTACTAACTTATATGGGCCAAACGATAATTTTCATCCAATGAATTCTCATGTTCTTCCTGCATTACTTCATCGTTTTCATTTAGCCAAAATCAACAACGAACCATTTGTTGAAATCTGGGGAACTGGTAATGCTAAAAGAGAATTTATGCATGTTAATGATATGGCTGATGCGTGTTTGCATATAATAAATAATTTAGAAGCAAAAGATTTATATTCTCAAAACATTTCTCAAATAAATATTGGCAGCGGTTTTGAAACAACGATTCATGAACTAGCAGAAAAAATATCACTTACAGTCGGTTACGAAGGATTAATAAAATTTGATTTATCTAAACCCGATGGAACCATGAGAAAACTATTAGATTGCACCAGATTAAAGAAGCTCGGATATGTTGCAAAAATAAAATTAGAAGATGGATTAAAAGATACTTATAATTGGTATTTAAATAATCAAGACAAACTTAAACTATGAAAGTAATAACAACTGGAATACTCGGTCAAGATGGGTCAAATATGGTTGAATATCTTTTGAAGAATACAAATGCTAAAATTTTTGGAATGATTCGACGAACATCTAATCCTAATTTTATTAATTGTAGATCATTTCTTAATAATGAAAGATTTCAATTGGTTTATGGAGATTTGTCTGATAATGTTAGTTTAGATAATTTAATAAGAGAAATACAGCCTGATTATTTTATTAATTTTGCCGCTCAAAGCTTCGTTGGATGTAGTTGGGAAATACCTCTTCAAACTTTTGATATAAATGCAAATGGTGTTGCAAGATGTTTAGAGGCTATTCGTCGTTTTCAACAAAAGTGTCGTTTTTATTCTGCCGGTTCTAGCGAAGAATTTGGAGATGTGCAGTATAGCCCTCAAGACATTCTTCATCCAGTAAGACCAAGAAGCCCATATGGAGCAAGTAAAGCAGCAGCCAGACATTTAGTTAAAGTATACCGCGAGTCTTATAATTTATATGCGGTTCATAGTATTCTTTTTAATCACGAAGGGACTAAACGCGGAGAAGAATTTGTGACTAGAAAAATCAGCAAAGGCGTTGCTCGCATATACCATGCTATTAGAAATAATCAATCATTTTCTCCGATTGAACTTGGAAATTTAGACGCTCAAAGAGACTGGTCAGATTCTGAAGATTTTGTTGATGGCGTTTGGAAAATAATGAATCAAGAAAAACCAAAAGATTACGTTCTCTCAAGCAACGAAACACACACAATTAGGGAATTTATTAATAAATCTTTTCTTTGCGCTGGCATAGATGGAGTTTGGCACGGCTTTGGACAACAAGAAGAAATGAGTGTTTCTACTGAATACGCCATTAAAAATGAAATTCAATCTTCAGTTTTAATTAAAATTAATCCTAAATTTTATAGACCCGCTGAAGTCGAACTTCTTTTGGGAGACTCAACTCCAGCCAGACAAGAATTAGGTTGGAAACCAAAAATTTCCTTTGACAACCTCGTAGAACGCATGGTAAAGTATGACATAGATAATTTTAAAATCTAGTGTAATATATAATCCATGAATAATAAAGCATTAATATTCGACGAACAAATTTCACGCAAGCCAGATTATTATCCATTTTGTCAGGAATTTATATCAGCCATGTGGGCTGGTCATTGGACACCAAACGAGTTTAACTTTAAAAGCGACGTTCACGATTTTAAAACTAAACTTACAGATGAAGAAAGAAAAATAATAGAAAAAACTCTATCAGCGATTGGTCAAATAGAAGTTGCAGTAAAAACATTCTGGGCAAAAATGCCAGAAGTATTAAAACACCCATCGCTTTCTGACTTGGGTTATACTATGGCAAATGTTGAAGTTATTCATAATATAGCTTATGAAAAACTTTTAAATGTTCTTGACCTCAATGAAATTTTCGAACAAAATCTTAAACTAGATATTATTCAAGGTCGCGTAAAATATCTTCGCAAATATTTGGAAAAAAACTACGATAATGAAAAAAAACAATATGTTTACGCTCTTATCCTTTTTACTTTGTTTGTAGAAAACGTCTCTCTATTTAGTCAATTTTATACCATTTTATGGTTTGGACGATATAAGAATGTATTAAAGGACACTAATCAACAAGTTCTTTACACAAAGAACGAAGAACTTATTCATGCTCAAGCAGGAATAAAGATCATCCAAATTATAAAAGAGCAGTATCCAGAGCTTTTCGATAGAGATCTTGAAGATAAAATCATTTCAGAAGCTAAAGAAGCTTTTAAAGCAGAGTCTAAAATTATTGATTGGATGATTGGTGACTATTCTGACAAGCGAATCAATAAAGATATTGTCAAGGAATATGTGAAGTTTAAAATCAACGATTCTTTGAAGCAAATTGGTTTTAAGGAAATTTACGATATTGATGATAATTTATATAGAGATTTTGAATGGATGAATGAAGAAGTCTTAGGAAATAATATGACTGACTTTTTTTATAAACGCCCAGTAGATTACTCAAAGAAACACACTAGTTTTGAATCGGCAGATTTATTTTAATTAAAATAAATTTTTTGATATTCTAAATTAAACATCTAACATTGTCTTAAAAAATGATATCTAATACAGAAAAATATTATTGGCTTAATGAAAAATCTCGTGATTTTCTAAGTAAAGATTATCTTGCTGAAGGACAAACTCCAGAACAAAGAATTCGCGTTATATGCGAAACTGCTGAAAAAATCCTTAACAAGAATGGATTCGCCGATAAGCTAGAAAGCTATATCGCCAATGGATGGATCAGCTTATCCACTCCAATTTGGGTAAATTTTGGAAATGAAAGGGGATTGCCTATTTCTTGTAATGGAAGTTTTGTTCCAGATACTATGGAAGGTATCCTTGAAAAGGCTTCTGAAGTTGGCATGATGACAAAGTATGGATCTGGCACTTCCGCTTATTTTGGCGACTTGAGGCGTCGCGGCGCTTCAATTAGCGTAGGCGGAACATCTTCTGGATCTGTCCATTTCATGGAACTGTTCCAATCGGTTAGCGATATAATTTCGCAGTCAAATGTTCGTAGAGGTTCTTTTGCTGCCTACCTTCCTATCGACCATCTTGATATTGAAGAGTTTTTGCGTATAAAAAGCGAAGGTCACACTTTGCAGCATATTTCTTTTGCCGTATGCATTGGAGATGAGTGGATGAAACAAATGCTCGCTGGAGACAAAGATAAACGAAACATTTGGGCTAAAATTATTCAGAAACGTTTTGAGTCTGGTTATCCTTATCTTTTTTTTACAGATAACGCTAATAATAATAAACCTCAAGTTTATAAAGATAAAAACGCAAAAATTTACGCTTCAAATCTTTGCGTCTCTGGCGATCAAAGAATACCTACTCAATTTGGTCTTTTAACTGCTAAAGAGCTTTTTGAAAAAGGTGCAAATCTTTCGCTTTTCGATAATGAAAAAATCGTTTACGCTACGAAGATGGAATTGATTGAAAAAAATGCAAAAACTTATAAAATTACACTTGAAAATGGAATGACTCATACGGTTACTGATTATCATAAAGTAAAATGCAGTATTAGAGATGGCTATAACGAAATAGAAGTAAAAGATGTTCAATGTAAGGATTTAACTATTGGCGACTTTGCAGCTATACAAACAAATAAAGGAGTTTTTGGTCCAAAAGATATGCGTCAAGAAGCCTTTCTTCTTGGTTTGTATCAAGGAGATGGAACTCAAAATGGAAACAATGTATTTTTCGATATTTGGGAAAATGATTTTGATTTAGAAGAAGAAATTAAAACTGCTCATGATTTTCTTTGCGATAAATACAAGACTCAAAATTCATTAAAAAATAATAGAACTTATCTTAAATCTTGTTTTCATGATTGCTATGTATCTCAAAGCGAAGTTAAAAAGCGCCGTCTTGGTAGCAGCGCTGCAAAAAAAGCTTTAAATTTTGAAAAAGGATATATACCACAATGGATTTGGGAGTCTAATGAAAAAACTCAATGGCAATATTTAAGGGGTCTCTTGTATACAGATGGAACTGTTGGAATTTATTCTGGCAAAGGAGATGCAATTCAATTATCTATTTGTAATATTAATTATGAATGGCTTGAAGAAATTCAACTTTTAATGGCAAATTTAGGAATCCAAACCTCAATTAAAATTTGCAGAAAGTCTGGCAAAAATCTTCTCCCTAATGGAAAAGGAGGACATCAATACTACAACACTAAAACATTATGGAGAATAATTGTAAGTAATAAAAATGACTGCCTAGAAATCGAAAAAAACACAAAATTTCTTTCTAGAAAAGGAGTATTTATAAATAATAGGGAATATCGGAACAATACTAAAAAATATTATAAAATCAAAAATATTGAATATGTTGGCAAGCAGGATGTTTATTGCTGCACTGTTAAGTCTGATAGTCATTATTGGGTTTGTAATGGCGTTATCACTCATAATTGCAATGAAATTTGTTTGCCATCGAATCCTGAAGAATCATTCGTTTGCGATCTTTCTTCAGTTAATCTACTGCATTATGATGATTGGAAGAGTACGGATCTTGTAGAAACGTTGGTTTATCTCCTTGACGCTGTCATGGAGGAATATATTCAAAAAACAGAAAATATCGCATTTATGAAAGCTGCTAATAATTTTGCTAAAAATCACAGAGCGATTGGCATCGGTGTTCTTGGATGGCATTCTTATCTTCAGTCTAAATTAATAGCCTTTGAATCTTTAAACGCTAAACTTCTTAATGTAGAAATTTGGAAATTTATTAAAGAAAAGTCCCATCTCGCCAGTCAGCAGCTTGCAAGGGAATATGGCGAACCATCAATCCTCAAAGGATATGGATTTAGAAATACGACAACGATGGCTGTAGCTCCAACCACTTCATCTTCATTTATTCTGGGTCAAGTATCACCATCAATTGAACCTTTGAATAGCAATTATTTCGTAAAGGATTTAGCCAAAGGAAAATACACTTACAAGAATCCTTATCTTAAATCTTTATTGCAATTAAAAAATCAAGACACAAAAGAGATCTGGCAAGATATACTTAAGAAAGGTGGATCAGTTCAACATCTTTCTTTTTTAACTGAAGAAGAAAAAAACGTATTCAAAACTTTTGGAGAAATTTCTCAAAAAGAAATAGTGATTCAAGCCGCTCAACGTCAAAAATATATTGATCAATCTCAATCGTTGAATTTAATGATTCATCCCAAGACTTCTCCAAAAGAAGTTAGTCAACTATTAATTTATGGTTGGGAAAATGGCGTTAAAGGTTTTTATTATCAAAGAAGCACCAATCCAGCACAAGAGCTAGGAAGAAATCTGACCGAATGTAAAAGTTGCCAAGCTTGATAATTCAATATAATTTCATCAAAGTTGAAAAACATTTTTGCAAATATAACATAAACTACATATACAAATATGAGCAAGACTACTGCAAAGACACTTAATAAGACTGCCACTGCTTCAGTTAAGACTGCAAAGCCACTTAGCAAGCCAGCCGCTCCAGCAAAGCCAAGTGGTGGCAAGAAGAAGTAATATAAATAAAACAACGATAAAGCCGCCCTAAAAAGCGGCTTTATTTTTTCTATGTATGATTAAAATAGTGTAATTTTAAATATGAATTTAATCGTGGATTTTAGTGAGCAGATTAAAGCTGCTCAAAAAACATATAGCGGCAAAAAGCGTAGCGAATTGAAAGATAATGACTTTCTTTTTCCAGAAAATAGATCTTTTCCCATTGTCAGCCCACAAGATGTTCTCGATGCAATTAGCAATTTTGGCAGAATGAAATCAACAATGTCTTATGACACATTTATTAAAAAGCTTTATAATTTTGCTAAAAAGAAAGGTAAAGCTTTTATTGATGCTATTCCAGAATCAACTAAAAAAGAACATAAATTATCCTAATGAATATTATAGTCGATCTCTCACAATTAATTGCTAAAAAAAGACAAGGCCCAAAAAGCTCCGCTCAAACTCCAGCTAAACCAGAAGAAAAAAAGAAAGGTTCAAAAATAAATGAACCTGGATCTGCTGGTACTACTCCTGATGCAAAAGAAAGAGCAAAGGAAGTTTTAAAAAGAAAAGATGAAAAACAACTTGTCAGTAAAGCCGAAATAACTTTCAGTAAAAAAGTAATAAACACTTTAAAAGAAAAAGTTAAAAACCATAACGCTAAACACTCTAAGAAAGTAACTCTTGAACAATTAAAAAAGGTTTATCGCAGAGGCTCAGGCGCATTTAGCTCTAGTCACAGACCGGGACAATCAAGAGCAGCTTGGAGTATGGCGCGTGTTAACACATTTTTAAGAATGCAAAGCGGCGGTAAAGTTAAAGATGCTTATCGTCGCGCAGATCAAGATATAGCTAACTCATAATATGAACGAAAAAATAGTAGATATTTATTCATTTAATGATTTTGAAGAAGCTGATTTTAATGAAGCTCTTTCTGATCTTAAACAATTTGGTGTAAATGAAGATGAATTAAATGTTAATTTTATTAATATAGAAGATTAAACATGAATATCGTAACAAAACTATTAACTTATCAAAATCAAGTCAAAATTCTTCATTGGCAGACCACTTCTTATTCTGAACATAAAACTCTTAATAAATTATACGAAAGTTTGTCAGAAAACATTGACACATTTATTGAAACGTTCATGGGTAAATATGGCAGAATAATGTCTGAAACCACTTTTAATCTTAAGTTGGAAAATTATAAAAACATGTCCCCAATGGGACTGATGCTAGAAATGGAAGCTTATTTTATCAATGAATTGCCAACAATGCTTAATGCAAAGACTGATACAGATCTTCTTAATATTAGAGATGAAATGCTTGCTTCAGTTAATCAAACAAAATATCTATTAACTTTAAAGTAAAAAAATGAATATATCGGTAAATTTTAGCAACGAGATTCGTGCTGCAAGAGACAAGAAAGCTCTCAACAAGCCTTTTAGAACTCCAAAAGGCCCTAAGAAGTTTTCTGTTTACGTTAAAAACGAAAAAGGCAATGTCGTAAAGGTGAACTTTGGCGATCCAAATATGGAGATCAAGCGCGACGATCCATCCCGTAGAAAGAGTTTTCGCGCTCGCCATAAATGCGATACAAATCCTGGACCTAGATGGAAAGCAAAGTACTGGAGCTGTAAATTTTGGGAGACAAAGAAAGGAGTTTCAGATTATTTAACTAAAGGAAGTGTTGATGACGTTATTCATCAATGGGATGGTATCACTCTTTGGAATGAAGACGATCTTCTTAAAATTGCTCCTCACTTAGCTCAAGCTCAAGAAATTACTGAAGATGTAGAAACTGAATCTGAAGATGTAAACGAAGAAGCTGCTGAAATGGCTATGGCACAATTAGCTTATATCGCAGATAATTCTAAAGACCTTCTTGAAAAACTTCGCTCCAATCCATCTATGGCTGAAGAAATTGAACCTTGGGTTCAAAGTAAAATTACATTGATGGAAGATTATCTTTTCGCTGTATACAACTATCTTGTTTATTCTCAAGAATCAGAAAATGAAAACGAGAAACAAGTCATGGAAGCTGGCATGAGAATTTTGAACATCAATGCTTCATGCAAACATTATAACAGTGAAGGCATTATTAAAGAAATCAAAGATCTTCCAAACGATATGGGCAAAATAGTTGTTTATGAAGTTCTTAATGATGGAAACAACTTTAAAAAAGGTGATATTTTAACAAAAACAATAGATCAAATAAAAATCCTATAAGGTAATAAACAACATGAAATCAAATTTAAAATTCGACAATAAAAATTTTATCGCTGAAGTCTCCATCTCTAATATGATGGAAGATGATGAAATGGAAATGCATGATGAGTACATGAATGAGTGCATGATGCAAGACGAAGCTTTTGTCAACACCGCTGGAATGTCCAGCAGCGATGCTAAATATATGTGCGGCATGTCATATATGAAAAATCGCCCAATGCTTTCTGAGATGGCTGGACAGCTAACAGAAAAGCAAAAAACCCTTCCTCCTGCTCTTCAAAAAGCCATTCTAAAAAGAATGCAGAAGAAGGGTAATTTAAATGAAGAAGGCAAAAAAGAAGCTGGAGAAGCTCCTGAAAATGAAAAAGCTGAAGCCGCACAAATCGCTGTTTTCCCTGAAACACCCGCTCCCCCTACTGGCAATATCACTCCTGATGCAACTATCGAAGGATTAAAAATTGATGAAAAATTAAAAAAAGAGCAAGAAGCCGCAGCCCCAAACAATCCCGGTTTACAAAGTCCGAGGTTCAATCCAAAAGCCTAATTTAAATAAAACCGCTGGGCAACCAGCGGTTTTTTGCTGTTGACATCTTGAGTTTCTCTGTTACTCTTAATACAGATGAATAAAAGAGAGCTATTAAATAAGCTTTTGCATATTCCTAAAAAAGTTCATCCGTCATTCTGGGGTAAACAATTCAGAATATTAAACTCTCTTCTCAAAAAGTTTCCAGATATGAAATTCTGGGAACAGGTTGTAGTTATTAGAGTTGATTGCCTCACTTTATATGCTGGAGAAGATGCCAATGGAATAGCTGATAAATATAAGAAATATATTTTTCAACCTGAATTAAAGAATATAGAATTTCAGCTTGGTGAAAAAGCTGGACAAGACTATAATATTATGGTAAAACCTAAAACAATTAAAGACTTTCTAAAATGAGTAAAAAGAATAATAATAAAGAAGAAGTAGATAGTGGTAAAATTACTACATCTCAAGATCAGCTAAAAAGCTTCTTGAAGCAAAATAAAGAATCTCATTATAATTACGAACCAACTATTGATTACAAGGTTTCAAGCGGCAGTCTCCTGCTTGATTACTTTCTAGCTGGTGGTATCGGTACTGGATTGCATCGATTCTGTGGAATCAATGAAGGAGGAAAAACGAGTTGCGCTCTTCAATTCATGAAGAACTTCTTAGATCAACCTAAGAAGCGCAAAGGATTTTATATCAAAGCTGAAGGTCGATTGAGCAATGAAATGATCACTCGCTCTGGAGTTAAGTTTGTATTCAATGAAGAAGAATGGGTCGAAGGTACATGTTTTGTTTTTGAGTCAAATATTCATGAAACGGTATTTGATGCAATGCGAGAACTAGTTGGTAAGAATGATGAGAAAATGATGTATTTCTTTCTCCTAGATTCTGTCGATGGTTTAATTAGAAAGGGTGATCTTGATAAAACCTTCGAAGAGTCGCAAAAGGTTGCTGGCGGTGCAGTAATCGCAGCAGATCTTATGAAGCGCATGTCTATCGCACTTCAAAAGCGTGGACATATTGCAGTATTTATTTCTCAAGTTCGTGCTGATATCAAACTTGATCCATACAGCAAGGCTCCAATTCGTCAAACGACTGCTACAGGTGGTAACGCTTTGCTACATTTTGCTAACTGGATTTTTGAATTTGATGCTCGTTTTAAGGGTGATCTAATTCTTGAAGATCCTAACGCTTCTTACGATGAGCAAAAGAATCCATATCTTGGACACTTTGTGAAGATCGTTGTTAAGAAGTCTCCAAATGAAAGAACTAACTGCACTATTCGATATCCAATTAAATATGGAAGAAAGAATGGTACTTCTAATTGGGTAGAAAAGGAAATCTTTGATTTTCTAACTATGTGGGAAATCGCTATTAAGAAGGGAGCTTGGATTAGCTTTGATGAAGAGTTTCTTAATACTTTAAAAGAAGCTGGCTTTACAGAATTTCCTGCTCAAATTCAAGGAGCAGCTAAGTTTGAACAAATTGTCAACGACAATGAAAAACTTAAGAATTTCTTCTTTAAGTATATCAGCGAAAACCTACTAAATTTTGGCGATGGAATTTCTATCTCTGAGTAATAAGAAAAGACGTTGCAAAAATGCTCGCAATTATTTAATTAATTGGAGCATGGATAGCCGTAGTAAATTTCAAACTGAAGCTAAAAAATTTTTACGAAACTATTGGCAGCATAATATTGTGTTTGAAGAGTTTCCAATTGTTGGCACTCGTCTTACCTTGGATTTTTATAACGCTAATAAAAAAATAGCTATAGAAGTTCAAGGTAGGCAACACACTGGTTTTGTTAAATTCTTCCATGAAAATAGAATGAATTTTCTTCATCAATTAAATAGAGACAAGAAAAAAGAACGTTTCTGCGAACTTAATGAAATTACACTTGTAACTATTTTCGAAAACGATACAATAAATAAAGATCTTTTCGAAAGTCAAGGTGTAATATTATAATATGAAGAAGGACTCTCAATCAGAGAATTTTAAACAGTTCAAAATTCCTGAAAACTATTTTAATAAACTATACGAGTTTAGTGGGTCCGATGAATCCTCGAAAGGATTTATAGTGGCTTATGTCTCTCAAGATGGATGCCCCATGATTTATACTAAAGTTGCTAATCCAATCGTAGAAATGGGCCTAGTTAAAGCTTTGGAAAAATATTTAGACGAAGTTAACAACGAACAGAATTCCATTGACATGACTGACGAGCCATGATAAAGTGCGCTCGGAATGATTTATTCGTATGATTTAGAGACTCAGTTGCTCGCTGGACTGATTAAATATCCAGAAAGATACGCAGATGTCGCATCTTTCGTGACAGAAAAAGACTTCTGGAGTGAAAGCTCTAAGATAAATAGAACTATTTTTTGTGTGCTTCGTCAAGCAATTGACAATGGTGAAAAAATTGATGACGTAGTAATATCTCAAAGAGTAAAGAATTTTGGGGTAACTTTTGAGGACAATATCAATCCATCTGATTATATTGAATCTTTGTCTCTCAAGAAGTTGTCCCCAGAATCTATTATAAGCGTTGCTAAAGAGTTAAAGAAGTACACTATTCGTCGCGAAATTGCGATGTGTGGTGCAGAGATCAACAAGAAGATGAAGTCTATATCTCCATCTTCTGATTATAATGTTATCATTGAATGCGCTGATAAGCTTTATAATGATCAAATTAATCTCTATGAAACTGGTGCAGATCAACCAGAAAATATTTTTGATGAAATGGAAGCTCTTGTTGAAGAGCGTGGAAATAATCCAGTCACTGAATTTGGATTCGCTGGACCGCATCCAAAAACTCAAGACATGTACGGTTCTCTTTTGAGACCGGGAAATATCACTGTTATCGTCGCTCGTTCAGGTGTTGGTAAGACTCAATTTTGTTTGGATTTTACTACAAAAGTATCTGAACAATATGAAGTACCAGTTCTTCATTTCGATAACGGTGAAATGAGCAAAGAGGAACTTATTTTTAGACAATGTGCTGCAATGTCCAAAGTTCCAATGTATCTATTAGAAAGCGGAAATTGGCGTAAGGCTGGCGCAGAAATTGTAGATAATGTTAGATCAGTATGGAAAACTATTAATAAACGATATAAGCATCTATATTATTATAATGTAGGCGGCATGAGCGTTGATGCACAAATCAGCGTTCTTAAAAGATTTTACTATTCCAAGATAGGTCGCGGAAATCCAATGATTTTTAGCTTTGATTATATCAAAGCTACAAGTGAAAATGGAGGTAATAAAACCGAATGGCAGCTTGTTGGAGAGATGGTTGATAAATATAAGCGTTGTATTCAAAGAGATATCGTAAGCGATAAAGGCCCATGTATATCAATGATGACATCAGTGCAATCTAATCGTGCTGGTATCGTCACCAATAAAAATTCATCAAATATCACTGATGATGAAAGTATCGTTTCTCTTTCTGATCGTATTACTCAATTTGTTTCTCACTTGTTTATTTTGCGACAAAAAACTTCTGATGAATTGCAGAATGAAGTTGGTTTTGGAACACACAAATTCATTAATATAAAAGCTCGCCATCTTGGTAAAGATATAGCTGGAGCAATTAATCCAGTAAAACTTGCAGATGGAACTCTTAAAAAGAATTTTGTTAATCTTGAAATTGCTAATTTTTGTGTCTCAGAAAAGGGTGATTATAGAGATATCGTTGATGCTCTTGGTACAAACGCAACTGTAATTAAAGATAACGATGACGACGTACCTAACCTCGATTAATAATCAAGCAGAGGCTATTGAAAAAACGTTGATTGATCTTGGATATCAATTATCAGATCGCGGCAAATACTGGCAATGCAATGCCGTTTATCGTGATGGTGACAATAGAACCGCTCTACAAATTTGGAAAGATACTGGAATCTGGAAAGATTTTGTAGCCAACACTTCTTATCAACCTTTTAAAAGACTTCTTGAGCTTACTTGTAATGATGATTCAAAGATAGAAGAAATCTTGCAATCAATTAAGACTAATAATGATCCCTGTATAGAATCAATCAGAACACCCAAAATGGAATCAGATCAATTTTTTGACCATGATGAAGTAAAAACTTTGCTTCCTCACTATGATTTTTACAACAAGAAGAACATTAGCTCTGAAGTTCTTGAGCTTTATCGTTCTGGTTTTTCTATGTCTGGAAAGATGAATGGTCGTTTCGTATTTCCAATATTCGATGAGAATAAAAAAGTAATCGGCATCAGTGGACGACATCTATTGTGGAAGCCAAACAATTCTGCTCCTAAGTGGAAGCATATTGGCAGAAAAGGTAATTGGATTTATCCTATAAATCTTCAAGGCGAAGAAGATAATGTGTTTAAGAAAACTATTGAAGAGAAGCGTTCGATTATTCTTGTCGAAGGAATTGGCGACAGCTTGGCTTTATCTCAGCAAGGATATTATAATCATCTAGTAGTTTTCGGCTTGGAGATAAGCTCTAAACAATTGTCTTATCTAATGTCATTGTCTATAGATGAGGTTGTTATTTCCACAAACAACGATGCAGATAAAACTGACAATCGCGGACTTCAAGCTGCCATTAAAATATTCTTAAAACTTATTAAGTATATCGATATTGATAAAGTTAAAATCAAGCTTCCTATTTGTAAAGACTTTGGTGAAATGCTAGAGAAAGGTATTACAATGGAAAGATGGCACAATAAGAAAAGAGATAGAATAACTCAAGTAGAATACATTCTTGATTATGTATATAATAACGATAAGGATAAAAAGACAATTTCTATTCTTAAAGATTATTTAGAAAGTCTAAAGCTTTGAAGGAAATATTATCAGCCAGTAAAATCAAGACACTAAAATCCTGCTCATGGCAGTATTGGTGCAAGTATCTTTTAAAGCTTCCAGATAAAACAAATTCTGGAGCTTTGATTGGCGATACTGTGCATATTATTCTTGAATGTCTTGGCCTAGCCAGACACAAAAAACATTATGACATTATTATAAAAAAACAAAATATCTTCGCTTCAAAAGCCATCAAGAGAATGGTTTATAAACACATCAAGCGAAAGAATCTTAATGAACAAGAGAATCTGCAAGATATTTGTTCAATGGCTCTAAAAGGATTGATGTATGACTTTTTTGGCAAAAAGTTTGGTGAACCAACGGAAGTCATTTCAGAAAAAGATTTTGAGATCACCGTTCAAGAAGAAGATATTAATTATAAGATCAAGGGTTTTATTGATAAACTCTTTATTTATGGTGATCATGGAGTTGTATTAATTAGAGATTTCAAAACGAATAAAAAGAAATATGAAGGCAAGGAAGTAACTGATAATCTACAAGATTATATGTATACTCTTGCTATTAGAAAGCTATACCCCCATCTTAAAGATATTAAGATGGAATTCTTGTTCTTGAAACAAGATTTAAATACTGATGGAGTTATACCCATGCAAGCTAAAGATAAATATGAGCTTCTTGGCTTTGAGCATGAACTTACTGGCTATCAAAAATATGCCGATTCTTTTACAGATAAAACTGCTATATCTAACATGGCGGCAAAGCAAGGAATGCCTAAAGATGGTAGTTTTGCTGGAAAACTTTTATGTGGCTTTGCTAAACAACCTAATCAAATTAAAAAAGACGGTACTCCAATGTGGTATTGTACTTATAAATTTGGATTTGATTATTTTGCAATTGTAGACAAAGATGGCAAAGTAAAAAAATCAGCATTTACTAAAAAAGAATTGCAGAAAATTAAACTTCAAGAAGGAGAAAAATTAATAAAAAGCAAGTACGATGGATGCCCATGTTTTAAACCTGTTGAAACTCCTGACGATTTTGATGCTTTCGATCTTGACAAGTTCTAGTTCTTCACTAGAATTTGGACGACATGCTACCATTGTTTAAATCTCATTTCAGTATAGGAAAATCTATACTGACTTTAGATGATCCAAAGAAGGTCACTGAAGGAGGATCTGATAGTGTATTTAAGATCGCGAAAGACAACGGTCTTAAACAGGTTATATTAGTCGAAGACTCGTTGATTGGATTCTTTGAAGCGTACAAGCGCAGCAAAGAAATGGGTATTCAATTAATATTTGGCCTAAGACTTTCAATGAGAAACTCTGCTCTTCCAGAAGATGAAGGCAGTCAACATAAAGTAATTATATTTGCTAAGGATGATATTGGGTGCAAGTTACTCAATAAAATCTATTCAAAAGCCTTTTGCACCAATTCTGGATTTCTAAGCTATAGCGACTTGAAGGAGTTGTGGAACGAAACTTCTCTCAAGCTCGCTATTCCATTTTATGATTCATTTATTTATATAAATAATCTATCTTTTGGAAATGCTGTTCCTGATCTTTCTTTCACTAAAGCTACTTTGTTTTACGAAGATAACGCCTTAGCTTTAGATTATATTCTTCAAGAGAAGGTAAAAGAATTTTCTATCAATAACGAGATGCCAATGGTTAAAGTTCGCAGTATTTATTACAATAAGAAATCTGATGTCAAAGCTTTTATGGCATACAAGATAATTTGTAATCGATCTTTCGGCAAAGACCGTTCACTAGAAAAACCAGAGTTGCCTCATTTTTGCAGCGATAAATTTAGTTTCGAAGCTTGGAAGGAAGAAAATGCTACGATTTAATAAAGAACAAAAGTATATTTGTTTCGATTTTGAAACCTGTCATCTAAATCTGCTTGATGATAGCAATAAGCCTTGGCAATTAAGTTATCTGATTGCTAAAGGCAGCAATATACTTAAAGAAGTAGATAATCATATCTATTGGCCCGATCTTAAGCTCTCAGAAGGAGCAAAGATTGTGACTCATTTTGATGAACGTAAATACCATTCGTTAGCTGCCGATCCAAAAGAAGTTCTGGAGGCTTTTGAAGATTATATTTATAATGATGAGTATCTGATTATTGGACAAAATCTATTGGGCTTTGATGTGTATATTCATAATACATATAGAAGACTGATGGGTAAGAAAAGCGACTTCTCTTATGTTAAGAGAATTATAGATACAAACTGTATCGCTAAAGCTATTAAAAAGAATCTCAAACCTCAAAGAGATTCTGATTTTACTTTTTGGCAGTATAGATTAAATGATTTTCGCGAGAAAGGTCTAAAGACAAGCATTAAAACTCAGTTGAAAGAATACAAGATTGACTTCGATGAGAACATGCTTCACAATTCCATGTACGACGTTCAGATGAATTTTAAGATTTTTCAGAAGCAGCTTTGGCAAATTGAAATATGAATTTTTTACAAGACATTAAAACTTATGATAACGCCATGCTTCCCGGCGTTCGATTGCCACAAATCTCCATCGAAAGTAAATATTACGATTTGTTGAGCATACCCACTTCTTCAGATAATTTTACATTTCTGAAGACTTTGTGTTGCAAGAGTTTAAATAACTTAGGATTAAATAATAATCAATATGTTGAGCGAATGGAGATGGAATTGGAAATCTTCAGAGAGCTTGATTTCGTTGATTATGTACTTCTCAACTGGGATATTCTTAATTACTGCCATGAAAATAATATTCCAACTGGTGCTGGTCGTGGTAGTGCTGCGGGTTCTTTGGTTCTATTTATTGTGGGTGTTACGAAAGTTGATCCCATAAAATACGAACTATTCTTTGAGCGTTTCGTTAGCCGTTCTCGCGCTAAGAAGATTATCAAAGATGATATTACTTATCTTGATGGTTCTCTTCTTCCTGACGTAGATAACGATATCAGCTATGATAGACGCGCAGAAGTAATTAAGTATATTGAGCAGAAACATCTTGGCAAAACATCGAAGATCTTAACTCTCAATACTCTTTCTAGTAAGCTTTGTATTAAAGAGTGCGGAAAGATTGTTGGCGCTTTATCAGAAACAGATGTTAATGAAGTCAGTGACAATATTCCTAAATTATTTGGACGGGTTTTTGATTTGGAAGAGGCTTACAAAGCTAATGATAAATTTAAAGCTTGGGTTGATCAAAATAAATTCGTATTTGAAATAGCTAAGAAGATCGAAGGACTGAATAAGAATACTGGTGTTCATCCTTCTGGTATTGCTATTTCTTATTATAAGATCGAAGAAGTTTGCCCAGTTCAAAAGACTTCTGATGGTGATTTAGTTAGCGGCTATGATATGAATTATGTAGCCGAACTAATGGTTAAGTTCGATGTTCTTGGCTTGAGAACTTTGACTGTAGTCAGCGAAGTTTGTAAAAGACTTAATATTGAAATGACTTCTATTGATCCAGAAGATCCTTTCATTTACGAAAGCTTTCAGAATCTTCGTACTCCACAAGGTCTATTCCAAATTGAAGCGGAAACCAACTTCAAGGTATGCCGTAAAGTTAAGCCCAAGTCTCTTGAACAGCTTAGTGCGGTAGTTGCTATTGCTCGTCCCGGTGCATTGGACTTCGCTGATCAGTATGCTACATATTCAGCTTCAGGAGTATTTCAGCTTGTTCACGATTTCTTTAAAGAAGAGCTTTCATATACTGGTGGCATTCCTCTTTATCAAGAGCAGTTGATGAAGATGGCTGTGCGTTTGGGATTCACTCTTGATGAGTCAGAGCAGTTGCGACGTATCGTTGGTAAAAAGAAGGTTGATCAAATGCCAGCATGGCAAGGAAAAATTCGTCAGAAAGTTACAGAGCAGAATTTAGATATAGCAATTGGAGACGTATTATGGAAGGTGGCTGAAGACTCAGCGAATTATTCATTTAACAAATGTTTATTACCAGAAACTGTAGTTGAAAGCAAAGATGGTCTAAAATGTTTAAGTGAGATTAAAAAAGGAGATTCTGTTTTAGCTTATGATGTAGAAAATAATATTGATCATTTTGTACAAGTTGTAGATATTCATAAGAATGAAGTTGAAGTCTACGAAGTGGAAATGGAAGACGGAACAAAAATTTGCTGTTCTATGGATCATAAATTTCTATGTGGAGATAAAAAAATGCATACTCTCAGAGATATTATTTCTCAACGTTTAGAGATTATGTGTAAATAATAGCATGAGCGTTTTTAAAGATGAAGGTTTAAAAAAAATCATACCTATAGATATTTTTAATTATTGTATAATAGACAAAAAAACAAAAAAAGAAATTACAAATCTATTTCCTTCTAGGAATGAAGGTATTTATTATTTAAATAAATTTATAAATTTTTTATCAAAATATCATAAAATTTCTATTCAAGAATATATTGAAAAATATTTTAATGAAAAATGGCCTATTTGTCCAATATCTAAAGAACCAGTTGGCTATAAAACCACAGGAATTGGACTTGTTCTTTCTAAGTTTAAAAGAGGCAAAGTAGACAAAAACAATAGCGTGGCTTTTAGAAAAGCTTGTGAAAAGTTTTCCCAAGAAAGACTTGGTAAAAACAATCCTATGTATGGTAAAAAAGCTTGGAATACTGGATTAAAAAAAGAGACTGATGAAAGAGTGGCTATAGTAGCAAAAAAAAGAACTGGTAAAAAAATGTCTCAAGATTCAAAAGATAAAATGAAAGAAGCTAGAGAAAGACATCCTTTAAAAGCTAGGCACACTACAAAACATTCGGAAGAATCAAAAGAAAAAATGAGAAAAGCCACCATTAATCGTTGGCAAATTGGTGAATTTTCATTCAAAATTACTTCTATAGAGAAAAAAGTAGATCAATGGCTTAAAAATAACTGCGTTAACTACGTTTTTCAACACGGTATCGGCGGTTTTGTTGCCGATTTCGTTTGCTTAGATGAAAAAATTATAATAGAATGTCAAGGAGACTTCTTCCATTGCAATCCGTGTTTTGAAAAATATGCAGAACCAAAATACGATATACAAAAAAGAAATCTATATAGAGATAAAATAAAGAAACAGAAGTATAAAGATTTAGGATGGAAGTTGATAGAATTGTGGGAAAGCGACATTAACTCTGGAGAATTTAAAAACATTTTAAGATGCGAACTCAAAAAATAATTTCGATTAAACCTTTAGGTTTAAAAAATACTTTAGATTTAGAAGTTAACCATTCAGATCATAATTTTTATGCTGAAGGCTTAGTTTCTTCGAACTCTCACTCTATCTCTTATGCTATTTTGGCTGCGTGGACTGCTTATCTAAAATTCAAGTATCCGCATGAATTTTTCTTGGCATTGCTTCAGTTGTCTAAATATGAGCCTGATTCACATCAAGAAATTAACAAGATTTCAAAAGAGCTAGTATATTTTGATATCAAACTTTTACCTCCTGATCTAGCAAAATCTGCTCTTGATTTTAAGATTGAAGATGGCAATATTCGTTTTGGATTAAATTCTATTAAAGGCGTTTCTGAAAAGACGTTACAAGCTCTTCAGAGTTTCAGAGAAACGAATACTCCAACAAAGTTTGATATTTTTATCGCCGCTAAACAAGCTGGTATTAATATCGGTCTACTTTCTTCTTTAATTCAAGCTGGAACTCTAAGTTCATATACTCATAGACGATCACGCTTAGTTCTTGAGGTGCAAACTTTTAATATCTTAACTGATAAAGAAAAGAAGTTCGCTTGTAGTGTTGGGCCTAAATATGACTATGATATTTTAACTATCGTAAGTGAATGCGCTTTCAAGGGTCAATCTCTTAATGAAAGCGGTAAACCTTTCATGAATGAAAAGCGAAAAATTACATTCAAGAAAAAGTACGATGAATACAAGAAAATCTATGAACAGAACAAAGATCATGAGAAGTTCGCGAACTGGGTTTTTGAAAATAGGCTCTTAGGTTATACTCCAACTATTCGACTAAAGACTATTTTTCAGCAATCTGAGTGTACGTTTACAGATACAATGGAATTTCAATCTGCTTTTAAAGAAGACAGAGTAAAGATGGTTGGAGTGATAGATGATGTTTATAAGGGCAAAACTAAAAAGTCTAATTCTACATTCTATAGATTCCAATTGAAAGATGAAGTTGGCAGCGTAAGTGCGATGTTTTTAGATGGTGGAAAACACCAAAGATTAACAGAGTATCTTGAAGACGGTCTTAAAATTCCAGATAAGGAAAGTATTGTAGTTTTCACTGGCAGAAAGGGTGACGATGTGCTATGGATAGAGAACATCGGAATCTTGGACGACAAGATCTACATGAAGTTATCTGACATAGAATGAAAAATTTAAATTTAACACCAAGAGCGCAAAAGCTAATCAAAGAAGCTTATAAAATAGCTGTAGATCTCAAGCATACAGAGATCACGCATCTTCATTTATTTATAAGTTTTTTGAATCTTAAGCAGAGTCAGATAGAAGAAGCATTTGGAAATTTTGGCATAGATTCTTTAAAAATAAAAAACAGTGCTATAACATTTTTAAAAATCAACACTACAGCACAAAAGAAAGCGGTAACTAAACCTTTATTATCTGAAGGCATAAAGACTATTTTTAAATGCGCCAAAACTATATCTTCAAAATTTGATCATAAATATATTGGACTAGAACATGTATTTTTAAGTTTATTTGAAGTTCCTAATCAAACTTTTGAACTTTACTTGATTGATTATAATTATGATTTTGTTAAAGTCGTGGACTATGTTGAGCAAAAGCTAGAAGATGATGATATGTTACCAAGCGTTGAGGAGGAAATAAACAGTCCTAATGAAGCGAAACAAACTTTTGATATAAAGAAGTATAAGGTTTTAAATACTTATGCTAATAATCTTAATATACAAGTTGTTAATGGTAAAATAAATAATCTACATCTTAATAAAGAACTGATTCAAAAGATCTCAGAAGTTCTTTGTCGCAAAAATAAGAATAATCCACTTATTGTAGGCGAAGCTGGTGTTGGTAAAACAGCTTTAGTCGAATCATTAGCGCAAGCCATCGTTAAAGGTGAGGCTTCCGATCTGCTTAGTCTAAAGCAGATTTATAGCTTGGATATTCCAATGATGATTGCTGGTTGTAAATTTCGTGGTGAATTCGAAGAGAAGATTAAAAACCTTTTAAAAGAAATCACAGATGATCCATATATTGTTCTGTTTATAGATGAAATCCACACAATCATTGGTGCTGGAAATCCAGAAAATGGCAACGATGTTGCTAATATTCTAAAGCCTTATTTAGCTAGAGGAGAAATTAGCTGCATTGGTGCTACTACTTTCGACGAATACAAGAAGACTATATCTGATGACCCAGCTTTATCTAGGCGTTTTCAGATTATTAAAATCGAAGAACCCACTAAAGAACAAACCTTTAATTTAATCAAGAATATTAAAGGTGGATATGAAAATTTTCATGTCATAGATTTTTCTGATGATGTTATTCATTTTATCATTAATAGTGCTGAAAAGTATATTGAAGGAAGATTTCCTGACAAAGCTTTAGATATTATTGATCAAGTAGGAGCTAAAGTTAAATTAAAGAATTTTATAAAGTCTCCTGAAATGCTTAAAATAGAAAAGAAGCTCAGTAAATTTGTTGATTCTAACAAGCAAATACGAGATAAGAAAAAGATTACTTCTTTAGAAGATCTTCTTATCGAGTATGAAGAGTCTACAAAAAAGATGATTGCTAATTGGCGCAATAACAGATATCAAGTTACAAATTCAGACATATTAGAAGTCGTCTCTGATAAAACCAATATTCCGGTTAATGATTTAAAATTACAAGACTTTGATAAAGTCAAGTTACTTAAAACCAGACTAAAAGAACAAGTACTTGGTCAAGACAATCAAATAGAACATATATATAAATGTTTAATAAGAGCGAAAGCTGGTTTTCGAAATCCAAATAAGCCTATTTGTTCAATGCTTTATGCTGGGCCGACAGGCGTTGGAAAAACAATGACTGCAAAAATAATTGCAGAAACTATATTTATAAATAAGAATAATTTTATAACAATTGACATGTCTGAATACACAGACAAGACCGCCGTAAATAAACTAGTTGGATCTAGTCCCGGTTATATTGGATTTGATAAAGGTGGAGTATTAACTGAAAAGGTAAGAAAGAATCCATATTCTTTAATTCTTTTCGATGAAATTCAAAAAGCCGATCAAGATGTTTTGTACTCTTTGTTACAAATCCTTGAAGAAGGAAAGATAACAGACTCTTCTGGAAAGACGGTTGATTTCTCTAACACTATGATTGTTATGACAACTAATATCGGTGCTGAAGTCGTCAATCATTCTGCTATAGGATTTGGAAAGCAGAAAGCTGGCAAATCTGATGTCCTTTCTTCTATCAAAAAGCATTTTCCACCTGATTTGTTAAACCGTATTGATGAAGTAGTTATTTTTGAGAGTCTTGAGCAAGAACAAATTAAATTAATCATTGATAAAGAATTACAATTATTTAAAACAGATCTAGCAGATAGAAATGTCAATATTAAATATTCTCCAGAAATAACTAACTTTATTTTTGATAAAATACAATTTAATAACTTTGGCGCACGACAAGTTATTAAAACTATTCAACGAGAACTGCAAACACAAGTTGCAGAAAAAATGCTTGATTCTGATGAAAAATTAAATTTGGAAATTTCAGTTAAAGACAACAATATTTGTGTAATTTAATTTGTATGCCTTTACCTACTAAACATAAAAAAGAAACTGAACAAGAATTTGTGAATCGCTGTATGAGCGACGATATGATTAAAAATGATTTTAAAGATCAAAAACAAAGGTTAGCTGTTTGTTATTCTCAATATAAGATTCGTCACAAAGCTAAGGGCGAAACTAGTTGGGACGATGTTCGCAAAGGTGACAGTCTAAATATTCTATAATATATGAACGATCATAATCCTATTTACGGTATGAATCCAAATCCTCCAGTATCAAACGATACGTTTGATTTTGCGATGCCAGATATTCCTGAGCCTCCTCAATCAGAAAAACCAGAACCAAAGGACAAAGATGCGGTTGGTTTTAAATTTGGCTTTATTGGTGCTGGTCAAGGTGGCGGCAAACTAGCTGAAACGTTCTCTCAAATTGGTTATGCTCGCGTTGGCGTAATTAATACTGCTGATCAAGATCTTGCTACTATCAATGTACCAAACAAGATGAAGTTTGGTGAGCAACAAGGAGCGGGTAAGAATAGAGAGTTTGCTAAACAAGCTTTCTTGAATAGTAAAGAAGATGTCGTTGATTTTATTAAATCTTCTGTTGGTACGGATATTGATCGTATTTTTGTAACAGTTGGTGCTGGTGGTGGAACTGGTGCTGGTGTTTGCTCCGAACTTGTTAAGACGGTTAAGGAATATCAAAATACTGTAAAGGCAAGTTCTCCTTATGTTGGTCTAATTCTCGCTCTGCCAAAGCTTTCTGAAGGTAAGAAAGTTAGTCAAAATGCTTACGAGACACTAAAGGAAGCTTGTGAACTAGTAGAGCAAAAGATTGTTTCTCCTCTTATTATTCTTGATAATGAAAGAATTAATACTCTTTATCCAAAGCTATCTGTAAATAAATTCTGGCAAGTTGCAAATGCCAATATTTGTTCTCTATTCCACTTGTTTAATAATATTATAACAAAGAATAGTCAATATAGCACATTCGATACAAATGATTTCAGAACTGTTCTCGATTCTGGTATTATGGTTTTTGGTGCAGCTAACATTACTAATCATAGCAGTGAAGCCGAAATCAGTAAGGCAGTACGCGAAAATCTCAAGAGAAATGTTTTGTGCGGCGAACTTGATCTTTCTACTGGTAGCACCGCTGCTGCTGTGGCTATTTGTGACGAAAAGACGTTAGACTATATTCCTCAAGAATACCTAGACAATGCTTTTAATCAATTAAATAGAACTTTAAAGACTAACAGCACGGTTCATCAAGGTGTTTACAAGGGTGTTAAAGAAGGTCTTTCTATTTTTACTGCAATTGGCGGCATCACGACTCCAACTGGTAAACTAGAAGCTCTTCTAAAAGCTAGTCAATAAGTGTAATTAAATATATGGCTAACAATCAAGACATAGAATTTTGTTATTTTAATACTGGCACAACTATCACTCCAACAATCGATAGAGATATTTATATCGTTTCTGCTTTAGCTTCATTTAGTGGAGATTTTGGAACTGTAACTGTAGGAGCGAATCAATCTTTGAATCCTGCTTTTCCAATTAAAATTTCTAGTCCAGTTGTCAGCGGAACTGCTAGAAGTTTGTTTTATTATTTCGATTAATTTTATTAGAAATATCGCAGGATACTCATAATATCCTGCGATATATGAATCTTCAGATCTATAAGCCAAACCCTAAGAATCAGGGTTGCGCCATCAGCTTCCAAATCTCACAAAAGCCAAGTAGTGAGCCACAGTTTTATGTAAACTGTATTGCTCAACATTCTTGGAATGATCAGGCTAAGACAGGCTCATTCGCCGAGAGCCGTAACAATCCTTCAAAGACTATCGCTATTAAGTTCAACGAGTTTGAACTTGGAGAAATGATCAACGCATTTCAGCAGAAGACTTCTTACTCTTCTTTTCATTCTAGCGAGTCAAACAAGACTCAAATTAAGCTCGCTCCCTATGAAAAGACTAAGGGAACGGGAGAGTATGCTGTTAAGTATACTGCTTTTGGTTTGTCATTTACGCGAAATGGTGCAGACACTTTCAAGGTTCCACTAGAGCCGGGAGAAGCTGTGCGATTGATTGCTTTCATTAATAAGTTTTATTCTGTTCTTGATGACTCACGCAAGCTACCAACAAAGAGCGAACAACCCGCTCCAATAGTAAAGCGAGAAGCCGCTACTCAAAAAACTCCTCCAAAGTCCAAGAAGCCAGAACCAGTTGCTGCCGATTCCGAAGAAATGGATTTCTAATGCGTAAAAAACGGGTTTTAATTCATAGCAATTTTTGCAAAATGTTTACTGGCTTTGGTAAGCATAAAAAGAATCTATTATCTTATCTATACAAGACCGGCAAATACGATATTATTGAATTAAGTAATGGATATACTTGGGAATCTGAACAATTAAAATTTGTTCCTTGGAGGTCTTATGGTACTTTACCAGACGATCCAGAGATTCATAAGGAAATTGCTATTGATGAAAGGCGTAAAAATGCTGCTGGTTATGGCGCAGAAATGATTGATCATGCAGTAAAAGAGTTAAAACCCGATATTTATTTAGGCATTGAAGACGTTTGGGCGTTCAACGGTTTTGTAGAAAAAGAATGGTGGAATAAAGTTCATTGTATTATTCATACCACTTTAGACAGCTTACCAATCCTTCCTGATGCTGTATCAATAGCCCCTAAAATAAATCATTATTTTGTATGGGCTTCTTTTGCTGAAAAAGCAATGCACAAACTTGGACATACTAATGTAAAAACAGTACATGGCACATTGGATACAGATTCTTTTTATAGACTTAGCGATGAAGATAGAAAAAAGATTCGTGCGCGTTTCAAGTTAGATCAAGAATTTATTATTGGTTTCGTTTTTAGAAATCAATTACGAAAGTCAGTTCCTAATTTGCTTGATGGATTTAAATTATTTCAAACTGCGAATCCAAATTCAAATGCCAAACTTCTTTTGCATACTTATTGGAATGAGGGGTGGGATATTCTTAAGTTATTGAAGGAGAAAGAAATTGATCTAAAAAATATATTAACAACTTATGTTTGTAAAAACTGTAATGGATATCATGTTAAACCATTTGCAGCGCACATTATAAATTGCGATTATTGTCGCGCACAAAATAGTTGTGAAACAACTAATGTAAAAACAGGAGTAAATGAACAACAGTTGAACGAAATATATAATCTTATGGATGTATATTGTCATCCATTTACTTCTGGTGGGCAAGAAATACCTATTCAAGAAGCAAAGCTTACTGAATTGATAACACTTGTTACTAATTATAGTTGCGGTGAAGATTGTTCTACTGAAGAGAGTGGCGGCTTTCCTCTTGAATGGGCTGAATACAGAGAGCCGGGAACGCAATTTATTAAAGCGTCTACTTTGCCAACAAGTATTTTTTCTTATTTGCAGTATGTATATAATTTATCTTCAGAAACTAGAAAACTATTAGGTAAAAAAGCTAGACAATTCGTAATAGATAATTATAGTATAGAAGTTGTTGGCAAGTTTTTCGAAGATTTATTTGATAGTCTGCCTGAAGTAAATTATGTCTTTGAAAATAAAAAGACAAAATGCAATCCATTTTACGATGTAAATGAAAATTTAAAAGATAAAGAATGGGTGGAGTCTTTATACGAAAACATTTTAACTAAAAAAGATCCTGTTGGAGTAACTCATTGGGTTCAAAGATTAAACACTGATCTTAAAAGATCTGATGTTCTAAATTATTTTAGAAAGATAGCTACGATAGAAAATCAAAATGCATTTCTTAATGAAATGTTAGAATCTTTGAAAGAAAATAATAATTGTAAAAAAATTGCTTTTGTACAACCTGAAGGTGCAGAAGAAATAATTATAGCAACATCTTTGGTATCATCAATTAAGAAGCTTTATCCAGAACACGATATTTATTTTTTTACTAAATCAGAATACTTTGATATTATAAATTCTCATCCAGATGTGAAGAAAGTTCTTAATTACTTCGACAAAATGAATGATCCTTTATTTTTTGAAGGCAAAGGATCTGGTACTAAATATTTTGATATAGTTTATGCCCCTCATTTGTCAATAAATAACAATTATTTTAGAAACGGCGAAGATAAGCTACAATATAACGTTTATGAATCTAACTGAAAAAATGGCCTTGGATTGTGGAGTTAAGATTTCACAACCTTATCTTGATAGATATTTTCTTCCAGTAAGAAATGATAATTATATAATAATTGATACACGTTGCAAAAGTGCAACTGGTGAATACGATTACTTTAACGATGTTCTTGATTTAATAAAGCCATATTTAAAAGAAGCTGGTATTGATATTTTTCAAATAGCTACTGATAAAAACGTAAAACTAGCTTGCGATAAATGTTTCATCACGATTAATAAAAAACAAGAAAACTATTTAATATCCAAAGCTAGACTTTTAATTTCTAATGAGAATTATAGTTTGCATATAGCTTCGGTATTTAATACGAAATCTATTGGCTTATATTCTTTATTTAATCCAATCAATACCAGACCAGTTTGGAACACGAATTCTCAAATCATCCTTGAATCACATAGAGATGGTAATCTTCCTTCTTATGGACGATTAAATGAATCGCCAAAAACGATTAATTTTATTAGTCCATACGTTATAGCAAAAAATATTTTAGATTCTCTTGGCATATCTAACGATCTTGAGCGTTTTGAATTGGTTCATTTGGGCAAGAGTTTTAATCAAAAAATTGTAGAAATTGTTCCTGATTTTATTTCTGATGCGAATTTCATGAAAGAAAGATCTATTAATTTAAGGCTCGATTACGTTTCTAACTTAAATTCGTCTGTTTTTAATTATTGGATGACCAATAGAAAGGTGAATATTATTACTAATAAAGATATTAATATTAATATGATTGCTCCTTATAGAAATAATATTCTATTAATGACTATAATATTGTCTGAAAATATTTCTGAAAAATTTTTAAAACACTGTAAATCTATAGGTTTAAAATTAAAAATCTTTTGCGACGTTAAAGATAAGCTGGAAGAGTATAGATTTAAATTTTTAAATTGGGAAGTTCATCAAGATTTTGAAAATGAAGGTTCTTTAAATAAACTAGACACTCTTTCTCAAAAGTCTAAATTTATAAGCTCAAAAATTTTAATTTCCAAGGGTAAACAATTTTCTTGCAAAGCTAACTATTTCGCAAATAAACATCTTGACAATTCTGAAGAATCTGTTATTCTGTCAAAAGAATTCGAACAAGAAATAGAATTCTTTAAAATTTACAATGAGCGAAAAGAATCCACATCTAGTACCTCAGTCGCGTAACGCATGGGGTTTAATTGAAGGCGTAGACTATAAAACAAATGAAGACGGCTCAATCAACTGGCGAGCAATGGTTAAGGCAGAGCATCTGTTCCCGAATAGAGGATGGTTTGAGTCTCGTAAGCAGCAGATGCCCACTTCCATTGAAGGTCTTGCTGATAACCAGCTTCTTATCAAGCTTGCTGGCATTAAAGAGCTTGCAAAACTCCGAGGATACACAAGCGTAAAATATGATGTAGTTAAGTGTGAAGCTTCTTATGTATCTATTAAGTGCGGTATAACTTGGATTCCAAATTATGAATCAGAATATGAAAGTTACTACGAAGATATCGCAAATGCTACAGTCAATAATACTTCAGATTTTGCTGTCAAATTTTTGGAGACGATTGCAGCTAATCGTGCATTCGTTAGGGCTGTAAGAAATTTCCTTAACGTACACATCGTAGGTAGCGATGAAATTGACGCTTCCAAGAAAGGCACTCCTTCAGTATTTGAAGACGACAATGAAGTAGCTCTACCTTCTTCTCAAGGAATGCTGGAGAAGACTGCTAAAAATTCTGGATTATCTTCGTTTGAAGAGTTTCAAGAATATCTTCGAAATGCTTGGAAGGTTGGTGTTTACAAGAATTCTGATGCTAAAGTCTGGACTTGTTACAACGATATTCCTGCAAAAGAAGCTAGAATTCTAATGTCAATTCTAAAAGATAAGTGATATGGATACTATAGCTACAATAACTACACATCTTAGTAATATTGAAAAAGTTTTATCAATCAATATTAAGAAGCTTTCTGACAACGCAATTATACCTAGCAAAGGAACGAGTTTTGCTGCTGGATATGATTTATATGCAGCGGAAGATGCGCTAGTTGTTTGCGGCAGCAGAAAACTAATTAAGACAAACATTTCAATGCAGATTACTCGCGGTTATTATGGACGTATTGCTCCTCGTTCTGGCCTAGCTTACAAGAGTGGAATTGATGTTCTAGCTGGCGTAATTGATTCTGATTATCGTGGAGATATTGGAGTTATTCTTTATAATACAGACAAGAACATTGATTTTGAAATTAAGAAGGGCGATAGAATTGCTCAGATTATTTTTGAAGCTTGTTATACCGCTACTTTAAATAATGTAGAAAACTTAGATAATACCTTGAGACAAGGTGGCGGCTATGGATCTACAGGCGTATGAACGACAAACATATTAAAAAGATTTTAGATAAACAATTTAAGATAGCTAATTTAGATCTTAAATATGAAGATGTCCGCGACGATCAAACTCCAAATTGGCTCACAAAGTATTCTTGCACCGAAGAAGACAATGAAAAGTGGAAGAATTGGACTATGAAATATATGCGCGAAAAGATGAAACTCACTAAAGATAAAGCATTGATAGAAACAGCGTGGATTGATTTGAATTTCGGACTACGAACTTCAACTCATTCTGTCAAGAAATCTAAAAAGAAGTGAAGCGAGATCTTAAATTATTAGATCTATGCAAGATTCTTGATACAGATTATTCTGATTATGGAGGAAAAATACGTCGCCACAGCGATCCAGATTACAATTATAGCGATTGTAGTTGTGGCTGTAAGTATTTTATTCCTTTATACAATCAGAAATATAGAGATGCAGACGTTGACTTCGGAGTCTGCACAAATAAAAGAAGTAAAAGATGCGGACTACTTACATTCGAACACCAAGCTGGCTACGGATGTTTTGAAACAGAAAAATTAAAATAATTATATAAAAGTTCTAGATTTTTAGAATATAAAAATTTATGGTTGAATGGCTGAGTGGTTTAAAGCAGAAGTTTACTAAACTTCAGTGCGTAAAAGCACCCAAGGTTCGAATCCTTGTTCAACCTAGAAATGGGAGTTCGTATAATGGCTTATTATGTCTCGCTTTGAACGAGAAGAAGGGGTTTCGATCACCTCACTCCCAACCATTTTATAATGCAAGAAGTAGATAATATAATAAATAAACTAATCGAATCAATCAAAACAGTTGATTCTAATAAAGCTATTCCTCATTTAGTAAAAGATTTAGATAAACATGTTCAAGAAGCTTATGCTGAACTCTATAAATATAGAGAACAAAAATTAGTGTATAAAACTGTTAATGACGACAAACGAGGTCACTGCTGTTAAAATATCTACTCCTTGCACTAGAAAATGCAAGTTAATAGACAATCATTGTGTAGGCTGTGGTCGAACTTGGCAACAAATACGAGACTGGACTATTTATAACGAGTCTGAAAGACTTTCAATAATGAACGATCTAAAGCCAAATATACAATTAAAAGATCAATATGAGTGCTGGTAAAGGCGATAAACCAAGAAATTGTTTTAGCAAAAAATATAAATCTAATTACGATTCAATTAATTGGGGCGATATAACTGCTTGCCCATCTTGCAAAACAAATATGAAAAAACATTTTAAAACTTGCCCAAGTTGCGGCAAAGAAAATAAGGTCAATAGTGAGCGATAATTCTTCAAATATACATAGAGCAGTTAATATAACTACTCTTAGTGAAAAAGATATTAAAAAACATTCGCTAGTAAAAACTGGTGACTTATTCGAAAAAGATGATTATCTATTGTTATATGATGATCAATATGTAAAAATTGGCGAAGGAAATAAGCTTCTTAAACATAAAATCATTAAAGAAAATACCGTATATAGAAAGAAGCAAGTGTAAATAATTTTATGGCTCAATTGTTCGCCGCTCAGTTTCCTCAGAATGTACATACTAATTTGATTTATGATACTCAAAAAGAGTATTATAGACCATTCAAGGATAGTGATTTTTATGGCGGAAATTCAGTAACCAATCCATCTAACGACGCTTTTGGTCGTCAAAGAGTTTCAAATCCTTTTACTTTATTTGATAGCTCTCATAGATTTAAAGATAATAATCTTTGGAGTACGGCGACTACAGGAACAGCATCAGCGACATTTGACGCTAATGAAGGTCTAGTTGATTTAGAAGTAGATAACACCATTAATTCTGAAGTGGTTAGAGAAACTGTAAAAGTGTTTTCTTATCAACCGGGAAAATCTTTGCTAACAATGAATACTTTTGTAATGCAATCAGCAAAAACTGGTCTTCGTCAAAGAGTTGGATATTATGGCGCTAATAATGGAATATATATTGAACTTGCCAATTCTGTTTTATATATTGTTAAAAGAAGTTCTATAAGTGGTTCTATAGTAGATACTAGAATATCACAATCTTCTTGGAGCAACGACAAGTTAGATGGAAGTGGGCCTTCTGGTTTAACTTTAGACATTTCTAAAGCTCAAATTTTATGGATGGATATTGAATGGTTGGGTGTAGGTTCTGTTAGAACAGGATTTATTATAAATGGTCAGTTTGTTTTGTGTCATATATTTCATCATGCAAATTTAATAACCTCAACATATATAACATCAGCATCTTTGCCGCTTCGTTATGAGATTAAAAATACTGCCGCAACTTCTGGTAATAGCACATTAAAACAAATTTGCTCTACTGTTATTTCTGAAGGCGGTTTTGAACTCAATGGATTGCAACAATCAATAAACATACCGATCACCTCTCCAAGAGCTTTGACTACCGCTGGAACTTATTATCCAATAATTAGCATAAGATTAAAAAGTGCTTTTTTAGATGCAATTGTGATTCCAACTGCATTTTCTATGATGGGAACTGCTAATGGCATTAATTACAATTGGCGAATAATAGTAGCTGGAACAACATCAGCAGGAACTTGGGTCAGTGCTGGAAGTGATAGCGCAGTTGAATATAATATCACTGGAACTTCTTTTAGCGGAGGAAAAATACTCGCAAGTGGATTTTTAAATTCATCAAATCGAGGTTCCCCAACAATTGAAGTTCTCAGAGAAGCTGTTTTTAAATTTCAACTAGAAAGAAACGGTCTAACTTCGACTCCGAATGAACTAACACTTGTTGTTACCGCTGCGACTGCTAATGAAACTATTTTTGCGGCTATAGATTGGCAAGAAATAAGCAGATAATTATTTTATATTTTCTTTTTTGCAATTATTTGTGTAATTATAGATATGACAACCAAACTGCCAATATTAATACTATTGGTTTTTTTATTTACTGGATGCTTTTCTACGATCAAACCTTCTAAGCAGATAGATGATAACCAAAAAGTTATTGCTAAAGAAGAGAAAAAAGTAGACGCTACTATAGTAGAGATAGAAAAAAATGACAAAGGAAAAAAAATACAAACTTCTACTTTAGCTCAAGGCATTCAATATTCTCTTAATCAAGTAACTAACCCCCCAATTCAAGTAGACACAGCAAAGTCTTTAAATGAAAGAGTAGTTTCTATTGTCGGCTCTCCTCACATTGATGAAATAAATAGAATCAAAGCCACAGTTGATTTATTAAATTCCGCAGTAGAAGAAGAACGTAAAAAAGGGCAAGAGATGCTTGCGAAAAGAGACGAATTAATTAATAAACTACAAAAAGAAAAAGTAGATTTAAGTGAACAATACGATGATCAACTTTGGCAATTAACAGACAAAGCTAAAGAAGTCGCTAAAGAAGCTGATCAAAATAAAGCGGTTTTAGATACGATGAGCGGAATGTTTGGTTTGAATGCTGTATTTTGGGGATTGAAAAAGTTCTTTTTTAGCACTTTGACTGCGATAATTATATTTACTGTAATTTTTACTATTCTTCGTGTGTTAGCTGCAATAAACCCTATTGCTGGTGCAGCTTTTTCTATATTTAATATATTTGGATCTGTATTGATATCTGCCGTCAAAACTTTAACGCCTAAAGCTTTTGAAATGAGCAAATTAGTCAGTGCAGATAAATTTGATGAATACAAATCTCCGTTGGTAAAGATTGTCGATGTTGTGCAAAAATTTAAAGAAAAAGCTAAAGAAAATCCAGAAAAAGTTTTTACTCTTAATCATGTCTTAGATGAACTTGATAGAGACATGGATAAGCCTGAAAAAGACTTGATCGATGACATTTTAAAAGACCTAAAGTGGAAAAAATAATACATAAAAAAATGATGCTCCCAATGTTTATTTTTTAGTGTAAAAAACGATATGTCTGAAGATTATAATAATAATAGTTATGATGCAGTCCTATCAAGGATGGAACAAAAATTAGACACTATTGTTGAAAATATTGACAACATTAAAAAAGGCCAGAAAGATTTGGAAATGCGAGTTTCTGGTCTGGAGTATTTTAAATATTATTTAGCGGGAATAGTCGCAGCGGTTTCAGTTGGTGCTAATTATTTAATAAATAAAGTCAAAAACGGCTAATCAAAGAAAACTTCTTGACTTCTTCTGAAAATGGCATAATATCGTATGCCTATGATTAAGTCATTTAAGTTATTTATCGCGTCACTTCTGACCTCAGTCGCAGTTTTTGCTGCGGATACCGAGTCAACAATCAATGCCAGCATTAATGCTGGTTACAATAATCACTACATCGTTAACGGACTAGCAAAGACTAGCGAATCGGCATTTGCTGGTTTCGACATTGGAAAGGTCTATTTTGGTGTGGATACTTATGTCGGTGGTGTCATTCTTCCTAATTCTAACAATATTGATGAATCTCACTGGAAGGTCGGAGTTGGTAAGTCTCTAAAAATTACTGAGAAGTTTTCACTTCGTGGCGATTTGCAAGCTCTTCGTCACCAGAGTTCAATTGTTGGAGGTCGTAATTCTACCGAAATCGCTCCAAAGATTGCATTAGTAAATCCATATCTAACCCCTTACATCCGTGGTTCACATGATTTTAACATTGGTCAGTCAGGTTATATCGTTGGTGTCGAACGCCCAACCGATGTATTTGGTTGGTTCACGCTTACTCCTACCGTCGAATATGGCAAGTTTACTGATTATGATGTCGTGGCTGCTAAGATTGGTGTCTCTCGCACCTTCTTCAATCATCTTCAACCTTATGCTGAAGTTGGATACTATGACAATAATTTTCAAGCCTCTAAATACAACTTTGCAAGTCAAGAGTTCAGCGGTGATGTAGTCGTTCTAGCGGGAGTTCGCTGGAACTTCTAATAGTGAACGATATTTAGTCAAATACACCGTCAACGAAAGTTGGCGGTTTTTTTGTTGACATTTCAAGATTTTTTGTTAACCTCGTTCAATGTCAAGTTATTCTAATAAAATAACAACTTTACTTTTAGATTCATCGTTTATGCCTTATACCTTTTTAACTGGTAGGGCTACCTTCTTACATTTATTAAAAAATAATATTAAATGTTTTGATGCAAGTGAGAATCTTATAGATAATAATCTTCAATGGTTTTCTAATCAGGGAGTTAATTTTTATGAAGATCAACCTTTTTTGACCTCTAAAGATAGAATTTGGTTTTTACCTACAACTGCTGTTATTAAAGCTTCATTTTATTCTAAGAGAAAAAGACTACCTCGCACACTAAGTCTTCAAAAATTGTGCATGATTTTTGATTATACTTGTCAGATTTGTCACGAAAGATTTGACAAGAAGGACATGACTGTGGAACATATATTTCCTCGCTCTAAAGGAGGAACAAAGGAAATAGAAAATATCACCTTAACTTGTGCGCAGTGTAATCAAATAAAGAAAGACATGTATCCATTCTTTGATAACAAGAATCGCGATATCAAATCTGTTCCCATGCCGATTCCCGTTCTTCCTAATAAACCAATTAATAATCGCGAAGAGTGGCAGAAGTATTTTATATATAAAAAACTATGAACCCGTCTGAATTCGAAAGAACAAAATCAGTCAACATTTTTAAAAAAATAAAAGAGCTAGAAAAACTAATTAAAGAAGAACAAGTAAAAACTGAAAATCTTTATGCAAACCGCATTGCCACTCTTGATACGATGTTAAAAGGTATTCATGACCTCATGTACACATTTAAAAAAGGCGAATAGTGAGCTACCTTTCAACAAATATACCAACTCAGTTAGGATATTTAGACGCATCTTTTCTTAATGACAGTGCGCCCAGAACAAGTGGAAAATTTATTCCTGTAGAAATTTTTTCAATTGTATCTATTCCTCGACGTTGTTTGATGTTTAATGTTATGAGTGAATACGGCGCACAATTTGCAAGAGTGCCTATTCATTACCTTTCCAATAGTGAACAACCAATTACCAAATATGACTTAGATTGGTTGCAGCTATGGGACAGTTTTAGTTATTATTTTACAATTCAAAGATTTGAGTATTTAAAAAATGGTAGTGCATATATTTATCTTAAAGATAAGAAAATGCACGTTGGAAAATATCTATTCACAATTGATTGGTGCAATGGCGAAGATTATAATCTAGGCTATTCTGAAATATCCGCTGGACACAAATGCGCTCACGTTTTTTGGGGCGAAGGCGGACAAATGTTTGCTCAACCAAACAATAGAATAATATTTAGAGACAGTGGAGCTTGGATTTCAAGCAAACTGCCTCCCGAATCAAAAATTTGGAAACCGTTTTCTAAAGAATTTTCCTGTGAAGGTTTAGCTCACAAGTGGACCGCAGGTGACGATGAATTAATGTATTATGAGTTTCAACCCCAACAATCCGAGATTAAGTAAGCCTGAGTATGGTTGTTATCTTGCCTTATCCGCAAGATCCCGCTCAGAAGACCCTCACACTCAAGTAGGCGTTGCCTTATTTGACGAAGAATGGAGAACTGTATCCACTGGCTTTAACGGCTTTGGCCCCGGTTTTATACCTACAGAAAATATTTTTAAAGATCGTGAAACAAAGTCTTGTTTAATTAATCATGCTGAAATAAATGCTATTTTATATTCATCTCGTCAGGCGCATTATGCTTGCATGGTTTATAGTCCATGTGTTCATTGCGCCAAAACAATCGCTGCTTCTAAAATTAAAAGTGTATATTTTATTCAACAATATGTAAAAGGCTCAGATCAACAAGTTGATTTGAAATTTGAAGAAATCTTTAAATTTTATGGAATAAACAGCATTCAATTGAATAATAAGAGTATCGGAAAAATCTTGCACTGGAACAAAAAGGACCAAGATTTTTTAGAAGCTCTATATGTTAAACCATAAAAAAATCATGGAAGATTCTGCTGTATTTTTTAATAAAGAAGTTGACAAAGTTATTTTAAAAGTTGCGACAGCAAAAACCGGAAAAGCTAGATCAAAGTATTTGAAACAATTGATGGCATTAAAAAACAGATTAGTTCTTGAAGTTAAAATGATCGATGAGCTTTGAAATTTTTGAAAATACTCCTTGACACACTCAAAAAATATGATAAATTGGTTTAGCGTAAATAATTGCTAACATGAAGATAAAAATTAGTGCTACTATTAATAATAATATTCGTTTCGTTAGCTTTAGTTTTTTACCACAATAAAAAATATGAGTAATACTACAGATAAGCAATCAGACTGGAAGAATCGTGAAGTTGGCGCACTTTGGAAGAAGGCTGCTGCCAATGGCAAGAGTTCGTTTTGCACTGGCTATATCGTTTCCGACGAACTTGGGAATAAGGTTAAGCAGCGTGTAATTATGTTCTCTAACAAGACAAAGAGTAATGAGAAGTCGCCAGACTTTATTATTTATTTGTCTAATGAGCAAGAGAATGGTGAAGCCGCTCCTGCACCAAAGGCTAAGGCTTCTGCTCCTCCGAAGCGAACGCCGCAACCAGCAAGCGTTGACGCTGATGACGATAACGTTCCGATGTAAATAAGCAAAGCCCCCAGAAATGGGGGCTTTTTTGCGCCTTGACATCTTCCGAAAATCTGATATCGTGACCAAAATGAAATACGGACTCGTTTGCATTTCGGAACTTTTGCGGGATAAAAATCCCGAATTGGCGTTCAAGACTATGACTCGTACTCAATTCCTTAAAAAGAATCGTGACGAATCTATCGCTGAACTTTCTCGCCGCATCTCCCATAATCTTACAGTTACGCTTGAGACTATAAAGCACTGCAAGGAAGTTGGTATTAAACATTATCGTTTGTCTTGTAAGTTGTTTCCTCTTGTTACTGATCCTACTTTGAAGATTCAAGTGGAATTACTTCCATATTGGAATGTGCTTGAACAAAAGTTAATGGAGATTGGTCGAGTTGCGCGTGAACTAAATATTACAATGTCAATTCATCCTGATCAGTTTGTCGTTCTTGGTTCTGACTCCGATGATGTTTGTGCAAAATCTATTGCTGAATTGAATTTTCATGCTTGGGTGCTTGACCAAATAAAGATGCCGCAATCGCATCTATGCCCGATCAACATTCATCCTAGTTTGTCCAACTTTGAATCTGTTCAGAAATTTGTAGATAAGTTTGTGCGTAATTTCTTTCGATGTGATATCGGTGTTCGCAATAGACTTGTAATTGAAAATGAACATCATGCGTTTTGGAATTGTAATAATTTACATGAATACTTTCATAATTATATGAAACACACTTATAATTTTTATTTTCCACTCACACTTGATAATCTTCATGATAAATGCAATCCTAGTTATGATACCAATAATAACATCATTCCTTACGAGAAACATTTTATTAAGTTTTATCAAACATGGTCTGTTATGCCAGTTTTCCACTGGAGCGAAAGTGATGATAATTCATTTAAACACGCAAAAAAAGTAATTAATCCTCCTGTGGATCTTGGTTTAGATTGCATTTATGAAATGGAATACAAAGCTAAAGATAAAGCTTTCATTCATCTAATCAAGCAAATTGCTAATTGAAAAATTAATAAGCCAATATATTATTATTACATGAAGCATGTAACAATTAAGATTGGGGACAAAGACATTGAAGTATTGAAAGATATTTTCAAAAACGAAGCTGATTTCAAGCCTCAAGCTCAACAAGACTTACTTATTATTGAGATCCTCAAGCAAGTTCTAAATAATCCTAAGAGCGAAATTACAGATATCGATCTATGAAGTTTATTCTTAATGTAGAAGGTGCAAATGCTGGAGGCAAATTCTTGGAAAACTATGTTGGACAAGAAGTAAATATTGATTCCTTGTATAAGGATATTGATATCAATTCGCCGCCACTTGCTACATTAAGAACTTCAGATAATAGACAGCATAGTATTCAATTGATAGATATCAGATTCATTAATGAGTTTATTTTTATTAATTGTTTTGTTATTCAGCATGATGATAAACACGGCGGCAAAGCTTTGCTAAGATTGAAGCCTGTTTGTGATTTAGAAAAGATCGTTAATCCATAATTTTAAAGCATCATTAGCATAAAAGTAATGTTCCTGTTTTCCAAACAGGACAAATCGGGGCAGTACCGATATGATGCTCCAATTTCATGACTCATAAATTTGCAGTAATTGTAGATAAAAAATCATACTATAAACTTCAACAAGAAGATGATTTCTATTTGCGAGTTATGATATTAGATATAATAAGAGTATTGTCAGATAAAAAAGAATCTTTAGAAAAATACAAAGACGATTTGTTTTATAAATGCGCTAAAAGCATCGCTAATGAAGTAAGAATGTTCGAAGATGAAAATTCAGTTATTTTTTACGCTGAATTGAGTAATGGATACCTTGATGATTTTTTTGAAAAACCCCTTGACGATTTGGAATAAATCAATAAATAGTGTATTATATAATAGATCCTACACTACCCGAGAAATCGGAGGATGAAAAATCAATTTTTAGCGGCAATCGCTAAATAGGTGCGTTTACGCATCGTCCCTTTTTCGAGTAGTGTCGGAAAGGGGATTTTTTATGAAAATATGTAAAATATGTAACGCAACAGAAGATTTAATAGGATTTAGAAAAGATCGTATAATTTGTAACGATTGTTTAAAGAAAAATAAACAAGAATATTATTTCTCTAATCTTGAAAGAATCAAAGAAAAAAGAGATCAATATAGAGAAGCTAATAGAGAAAAAATAAATACTCAGAAGAGGGAGCATTATCAATTAAACAAAGAACGATTAATAAAAAATTCTTCTGATTATAAAAAAATAATAGAAAGAGATATAACGACTTAAAAATCAATAGAAAAAAGAATGATCCATTGTATAAATTAAGAATTACTGTTAGTGAAAGAATAAGACAAGCTTTAAAATATCATCTAGCAGGTACATACAAAAAGAAAGATTCTACTATAGAATTATTAGGTTGCAGTATTGATGAATTAAAAACTTATTTACAAAATCAATTTAAAGAAGGCATGACTTGGCAAAATCACGGCGAATGGCATATTGATCATATAATTCCATGCGCGGCTTTCGACCTATCAAAAAAAGAAGATTGTTTAAAATGTTTTAATTATAAAAATTTACAACCACTTTGGGCGCATGAAAATCTTTCGAAATCCGACAAAATACCCATTGACAGGTTTCAAGAAATCGTCTAAGGTCTTCGCGAATGAAACTAGATGTTGCTGATCGAATCGTTGCTACTTCGCACGATTTTCCCACCGTAAACTGCACGATTGATCCAGAAGATATGAGGTACATTTCCTCGCTTCTGCGAAATAATTATTCAAACACGATTCTTGCGACCATTCGTGAGCCTTATGCGAATGCAGTTGACGCTAATAAAGAAAATGGATTATCGCCAGAACTTATTGAAGTCAAATCCCCAACCTCTCTTGATCAGACTTTTTCTATTCGTGACTTTGGTCCCGGTTTGAGTCGCGATCAGATTTTTAATCTATATAGTAAGTTTGGTAAGTCTACAAAGCGCGATTCTAATACAAAGCTTGGAGCTTTTGGCATTGGTAAGTTCGCACCTCTTTCTTATAAAGATAGTTTTACTGTTACTTCTTATCACAATTGTCTTAAAACCATCTATAGTATTTATATCTCAGAAGACAACGATACTAAGATCGATGAAATTTTTTCTGAAGTCACGTTAGAAGCTAACGGTATCTGCATTTCTGTAGGTGTTTCGAGCGGCGATATCAACAAGTTCAATCAGGAAATTTCTTCATTCTTTAGTAATTTTGAAGTTCAACCTCATTTCTTGAATTTGCAAGTTGACATTGCAAAGCCTGAAATCGTTGCTTCTGGTACTAATTGGCAAATTCGCAAATCTGTTAATGGTTATAATCTTTATTCAGTGGGCGAGCATGGGATTGTAATGGGCGGCATTTATTATCCTATCAATCTTGAACTTGTTGATTTCAAGAGTGACGATGATTACGCATGGACTAAGTTTCTTAATAAGCTTGTTTTTATTGCTGATATTGGATCTGTTTCGCTGCATCACTCACGCGAAACACTTGAGTATAACAAGACTACTAAGACTTATTTGAAGTCTCGTTATCAAGCTTTCTGTAAAGAGTTTACGGATTCAATTAAGAATAAGATCGCGCAATTTGATTGTTTGCGTGATGCTATGTCTTACTATAAAGACATTAGCGAGACGTTTCCTCGAAATGCTTTTGACCGACTTCAAAATCAAAATGTTTTTGTTTTCAAAGGTCATAAAATTATTACTTGGAATTTCAATCGTCCTAGTTATGAAGAGAATGATAAAGCGATCAGGATTCCTGTTTATGCTAAAACTTATAGCTTATCTGGTGATCGTGTAGCTATTGCCAAATGTTATACTATTGGTAATGATAAAAATACTTATATTGTATTTCATGATTTGCCAGACAATACGAAGGTCGTTCCTCGCGTTTACGAATTAGTTAAAAAATACAAAAACGTAGTCGTTGTTGCTCACGATCAATCAATCATTAGTTCTGCTACTCTTAATGGTGTTGACAAGTTTAAAGAGGTTAATCGATTTGATCTTGTCAAGTCTGGTTACTGCAATCTTAGTGAATTGATTCCAGTAAAGCTTCCTTCTACTAAAAAAGGTTCTGCTAGTTCATATACTGCTAATTATTTTTATAAGGTTGAGAGTTGTTATTTTCGGTGTTCAAGTGTTTTTGCTAAAGAAATTAATGATAGTTCTATTACTAAACTTTATTTTCCTGTTTCTAATGGTAAACCAGTTAATAACTATTCCTTTTTTTATCAGGAAAAGAATAAACTTAATAGCTACTTTTTTAGTAAAGTAGGTAAACTATTTAATGTTAGTATTTATGCAGTATCAAATAATGTAGCCGCAACTGTTAAATTTAAAAATCGCGCTGATTTCGTTGATATTATTAAGTATATCCAAGATAAATGGAATGCTTGTTCTGATGAAGTTAAGTCGTTGATTCTTGAATATATTTCTTGCAAGACTGATGATGGGTATAATATTATGACTTTTACTGTCATGGTTGCAGATATCGACACTTACCAAAAATACGACTACAAGCTAAATTTTTGTTCAGAAAATCTTAAGAAAGCAGGTGCGCTTGAATTTGCAGATTTTATTGAAAAATGGCGGAATGCGTTAGAAATTCTTAAAATTAACATGTCTCACGACAATGAAACTCCAGTTTCTATCTGCGGAAAATATCTAAGACAAGCAACCGAAGAAATTTATAAAAATTATCCAATGCTTGAAATTCATGCCGACATGTACAATAGTGATCGCATCAAAAATGAATTAAAATATAAGGAGTATATTTCCTTCATGAATCAACAGAATTCTGTTGACTTTTCAGAAATTTGAGTTAGCATAGTCGAAGAATAAAGGTGTAAAAAATATTATGAATAAGCCAGCATATATTGCCACTAGCAACGCAATCACGGTCATTTGGGAGGGTAAGCCTTATACGGTTAATACCGACAATCCCAATTATACTGGACTGAAGAACGCTCTAATCAATGCAGAATACGACAGTATTGGTCGTTTTCTTGATATTAAGAAGCAAATCGAAGACTTCTCTCATGGCAGCATCAAGGTTGTCGCCGAGAAGGTTTATTATGGCAATCATGAACTCAAGGGTTTTGTAATTGATAAGCTACTTGAGTTTTTGCGCTCAGGAGCTAAGGACGCTCAACCTATTCTCAATTTTATTGAGAAGCTTATGTTCAATCCTAGTAAGAATAGTGTTGATCAACTATATACTTTTCTTTCTTATAAGACTTTGCCATTGACTGAGACTGGCAATGTTATTGGATATAAGGGTGTTAATTGTCTTTACTATTCTCATCGTGGCAATACCAGTACTGTTGTCATTACTGGCACTGTAGATAAAAATGGTCGCATTCTTAATAAGATTGGCGAGACTATTGAAGTCGCTCGTAATAGTGTTGATGATAACAAGGACAATCATTGTTCTCACGGTCTACACGTTGGCAGCTATGATTATGCAAAGGATTGGGCTGATAACGACGGCCATCTAATGATGGTTGAATTCAATCCTTCAGATGCAGTTAGTGTACCTACTGATTGCAACTTCCAGAAGCTTCGTGTTTCTAAGTACAAGGTCATTGGAGAAGTTCCTTTCGAGCGTGTTAAGGAAACTGAAGCTCCGCTCAATGAGCCTTATTACAACACTGATAAAGAAATCAGCGTTGATGATGACAGTAATGATTGTTTCGACGGTTGTGGTTGCAATATCAACGAAGGCTATGAATATAGTGATGCTACTATTCTTGCCATTAAGAATTACGTTGAGGGTCGCGTTGAAGGTGGAACACCTGCTACCCTCAAGTCCATTCAGTCCCGCCTAAAAGGAACGCATATCACTTGTCAAGAAATCAAGGATATTTGTTTGGATCTAGGATTTACCGTTCATGAAGATGACAACATTGCTTTGTCTAATAGTCTTGTAACTATTGTGACAATCAGTGAAAAGTCTGACTATCAGTAATATTATAACATGAGTGAAACAGCTACAGTTACAGAGCCAGTTGTCTTGTTGAATGCCATCACTAAGGCAACTCCAGAACAAGTTGACACATTGTGGTCAATTCTAAAGTATAAGGAGATTGGTATTTACCGAAAGATTAAGTGCATGAGTTCCGTTCTTGGGCTTAATTTTGATAAGGTTGTCACTGATCTTCCGAAGGATGAAACAGGTCGAATTCTTGATCACAAGACTCGCCATCTGATTCACGACATTCTAATTAAGATTCATTCCTAAAATGAATAAACGATATATCGTTAGAGACAAGGATGGTGCGTATCAGTCAGCTTACAATCTTGCGCTAGGAAAGAAGCAAGCGTATGATTGGGCCATGCAATGCGCTAAGTCTGTAAATGGTGTTATCTATTATGTAGAGGGTGACGCCAATAAGGAACAAGAAGTGTTTCGCGCTCCTGATAGTTACCGTCGCAATTAACAAACAAGGTTTGCGGTCATCCTTAAAACCGCACTTTTTTTATTTTATGGCTCATTTTGTAAAATTGCATCAACTAGATTTGCATCACGATAATAGTATGGCATATACGCCAATTCTTTTTAATATGGACACTGTTGTAAGTATTGAACCGAGTCCTAGCAAGAAGCATAGTATTATTATTACTCGTTGGAATAACAATGGTATTAGAGTAAAAGAAACTCTTGATGATATTCTTAAATTAGCAAATCAATGAACTGCGATTACTGCGGCAAAAAAACCGCTTTCTTAGAAGATCTTAATTATTGTTCTGTTTGTGTAGACTGTCTTGGAGAAATTGATGAACAAGACGATAGCCCTTTCGATTTAAACCAAAACGATAGAAATCATGACTGATAAAAATACTGAAAAACTCGTTAATAGATTTCCCTCTATTTTTAAAGAGGATTTTTATTTTGAATGTGATGATGGATGGTTTGATATCATCTTTGATCTTTGCAAAGACATGCAACATGAAATTAATAACTCTGGTTGCCAACAAGTCGTCGCGGCTCAAGTCAAGGAGAAATTTGCAGGACTTCGGTTTTATGCAAGCGGCGGAAACGAAGTGACCTCTGCTATGATTGATAAGTATGCAAAACTTTCGTCTAAAACTTGCGAAGTGACTGGCGGCAAAGGATATCTTTGCGAAAAACATGGATGGTACAAAACACTATCTACACAATCGGCATTGCTACTGGGTTTTAAAAAACTTAAATAATTAACTTGTTTGTCACTTACAAATTCAATTTTTTATATAAAATATTTTAATGATGAATACTTTTCTAAAAAATCTTAAATCTATATTTTTAAGTGAAAATAAACAGATTAAAAAGATCGCAGATAAGCAAGCATCGTTACAAAAACAAATAGAACATATTATGTCCTCACTAACTAACCTACAAGAAGCAGTAACTCGCCTAGCTTCAATCACTGATGAAGCTGTAAAGGTACTCAACACTCCACATCCTACTGAAGAAGCTATTCAAGCTGCCGCAGACTTGATCAATGCTCAGGCAGATCGCCTACAGGCCGCTTCTGATAACGACCCAAACACTGTTGCTTAATAATTATTGTTATAAATAAGCAACCCACAGAGTTAAATCTGTGGGTTTTTTATTATTTTTTTTGAGCAAATGCGTTTTTGCGACGATTTTCCCTTGACTTAAAGGGTGATTTGGTATAAATTTTGCGTTAAGTAAGAACTTCAACGCTACAAATTTTACTTTAAAATTCATGAAATTACTTGATTTATTTTGTTGCGCTGGTGGAGCGAGTATGGGTTATAGCCAAGCTGGATTTGAAGTAACAGGAGTTGATATTAAAGATCAACCAAGTTATCCTTTTAAATTTATTAAAGGCGATGTCATGGAAATCATAAAGGATAAAGATTTTCTTAATTCTTTTGATGTTATTCATGCGTCACCTCCTTGTCAGGGATACAGCAACGCTACAAAGCCCGATTCAGTCTACGTTCATTACTCTCAAGGCAAAGACACGCCGAAACTAATTGAGCCAGTTCGCAATGCATTAATTAATACTGGTAAATATTACATTATTGAAAACGTTGCTGGCGCAAAAGAATATCTTATAGAACCATTTAAGTTAACTGGCTATATGTTTAATATGCCAATCGAACGAGCAAGATATTTTGAATGCAACTTTCCAGTTGCGCCATTAAAAAATATCACTAAACGTGGATATTCTAAAAAATATGCCGAAGAGAATGGTATTGATTATCGCGACATGAGCGTTACCGGCAAGAGTCGCCGCAAAGGCTCAATCGATATTTGGCGCAAAGTCATGGATATGCATTGGCCTAAGCGAGGATGGGAGTTGACAGAAGCTATTCCACCTGCTTATACTAAATATATCGGCGAACAACTTTTAAAATATGAAAATAAATAAATTACCATCTTTAGAATATCTTAAAGAGTGTTTTGTTTTAGAAGGTTCTTTGCCAAGTGGACTTAGATGGTCTGCTAATAGACCTCTTTCTCACTTTAAGAGCGAAGCTCTTTTCAAAAGATGGAAGACAAATAATTCAAATCAATCAGCAGGTTGTATTTTAGGTAATGGATATTATTATTCAAGACTTGATAAAAATAGATATGCAAATCATCGAATTGTATTTGCTATTTATAATAACAATGTAGATTTTCAAGATAAACAAATAGATCATATAGATGGTAACGTATTAAATAATTCTCCTCAGAACTTAAGGCTTGTAACAGCATCTCAAAATCAATTTAATCGTAAAAAACAAAAAAATAATTCCAGCGGACATAAAAATATTTCTTTTGTTAAAAAATTAAATAAGTATCGCTGTGCTATGCAAATAAATGGTGAAGATATTTATATTGGTTTATTCAATACTGTAGAAGAGGCCATTGTAACAAGAGATTTAAAATTTAAACAATTAGCTGGAGAATTTTATAAATCATGAAAGCAATATTAGAATTTAATTTGCCCGAAGATCAAAAACGATTTGAGATGGCTAATCAAGCTATCGATATGTTTTCTGCTATTTGTCATTTTGAAGATAGACTACGAAGCTATCATAAATTTGGACACGATTTTAAAACAGCAGATGAAGCTATTGAAGCTATTCGCACTCTTCTATATGAAGAAATTAACATTCGACGCATAAATATTCATGACTGACGATATACAAAAAGAAATTCTCGCATTAACTGAAGAATGGCATGAACTTGTTTGTGCTGAAATTCATAAAGATCGTGATTGCCATTGGTACATAGAAACTCGCTGGTCTTATGGCGAAAAACCTAAGTACAGAGTCTTTCATAATGGTTATATTACTGATGATATAGAAATAGCTTGCGACTCTTATGAAACAGCTTTGACAGAATTGCGAAATATTCTAAAACGAGCTATTGAAAGAGAAAAAGAATTAGAAAAACCACCAAAACACAATAACTGGTAAATTTAAATAATTTACTATTGTAAAAACATTGTGTATTATATTTTATGGCTGTTTTCACATATAGAGGATCTATAAAAAATCAAGGTTTTTGTGTTTTTTTTGAAGAAGAAATAGGAATGCCGCTGACTCAATATGAAGCGGAAGTAGTGGTGGACTGGTTAAACAATACTCAATTCAGTATTAATTCATATACTTTTTTTTCTTTCGAACAGGTTAAGGATAAAAATTCTGAAGATGTCTATCAAATACTTGATCAAACAAAAAAAGTAGGAGACATCATTATCTCTAAAAGAGATGTAGTCGCTATAGTTAATTGGTTAAATAGTTCTCTAAAAAAACTTAAAGAAAAACTCGATAAAAGAATATACACTCCTATTACGGGCGAAGAACCTACAGAAGAAGAAATTAAAGCGCACATGATTTCTAAAAAGATGGGTTATTATATAGCTAAAGAAGATCTTAGAAAAATAAAATATAAAAGGCTATAATATACAACTATGAAATTTACTCGTAAAGGATTCTTTAAATCTATATTCGGCGGTTTTGTAGCGGCAGCAGCGACTCCATCTCTAATCAAAGCAGAAGAAAAGCCACAAACAAAAGTAGAATCTTACCCTTTAACTCTTGATACAAATGCCTATCTTGGTTTAGGAACTTCACACCAGAATATTCCATTGGTAGTATCTAGCCTCGTCTTTCAAGTTGGGGAAAGACAATTACTAATGTCAGGAAATGAAAAAGGCGACTTTGAAATTAAATGGCTAGATGTTAAAGAAGACGAAAACGCTGCTACTCTCAGTTTTCGTAAACCTGAAAAAGATCGTTTTCCAATACTTTATAAATGAAATTCGATAGTCACAATAAAAAAATACTATTACTTTCTGATCTTCACAATAATATTGAGAAGTTTAATAAGATTATTCAGCACGAATCGGCAGACATAAACCTTTGTCTCGGCGATTGGTTTGATAGTTTTAATTTGGATGATTCCGATGATTATAAAAAGACTGCTGATTATTTGATGCGATATCTGTCTGCGCCAAATAATTACACTCTTTTTGGTAATCATGATTTGCATTATTTATCTAATAATTATTATACTATTTGCAGTGGATATGAAGATAGAAAGTATTTTGCTATCTATGAAATACTAGGATCTGAGCGTCAAAATATTACCAACAAGTTCAAATGGCGTTTTTGGATTGATGACTATCTTTGTACTCATGCTGGACTGTTTTCTGATTACATAGATCCATCTGTTAAAAACAATGATGACTTGAATCTATTTTTTGTGAAAGAAATAGAACGCGCAAACATTGCTTTACGGACAGGCCAAAATCATTGGTTTTATTATGCTGGCCGAAGTCGAGGTGGTCCCAAGAAAGGTGGAGGAATTGTTTGGCTAGATTTTAAACAAGAGTTTCAACCTATTGAAGGATTAAAACAAATCGTTGGTCACACTTATCATAAAAATGGTAGAGTTAATCCTCACCATTTAGATGGCAATGTGAATCCAGCAGATTGCAACAATCTTTGCATTGACAATGGACTAAATGAGTATATAGTATTTAGCAACGGTAAGTTGGAAATTAAAAAATTTTTAGATATATGATTAATGATAAAAATGACAATAAAGTTCAGTTGCTAGGCTTCTATGGCGATGACAAAGTTCACGCTTGTTCAGCTTGGACTTCCACAAGCCGAGATTTAAATGAAGATAAAATTAATAGAATTCCTAAACTCCTTAAGATGCTCGCTGATGCGGGGCATCATACTCCCTTTGAAAAGTCTAGCATTCACTTCTTAGTCGATACTGATATTGCTAGTCACATTCATCTTCTTAAGCATCGAGTCGGTGTATCTATTAATGGAGAGTCTGCTAGGTACAAGGAGATAAAGGAAGATAAGTATTTGATTCCTAGTGATTGGGGAGATATTGAATCTACCTTTGATAAAGAAGGAGTCCAAAATAGTAAATGGACTACAATACTTGAAGATTATACTCACCTTGGCAATACTCTTTATCATCAATGCGTTAAAGATCTTGAACCAACTTTAGGTCGCAAGCGAGCTAAGGAATCTGCTCGATTCTTTAAGGCTTATAATTCTCAAATTCAAGCTGACGTTATGTTTAATTGGCGCAGTTTTTATCACTTCCTTGAGCTTCGCAACAAGCCTGACGCTCAGAAAGAAATCCGAGAGATTGCTGCTGAGATGTTAAATCTGGTAAAGAATATTGAAGGCAACCCTTTCCAACATACAATTGCCGCATTTGAGCTATGAGTTATTATTTATTTTTAGATGATATTCGTTCGATTTCTGATGTCAGAAAATATTGTAATTTACCGAATATAAATGACGAAGAGTGGACGGTTGTACGAAGCTACAAGGAATTTGTAGATTTAATCATATTGAGAGGAGTTCCTCAATTTGTATCTTTAGATCATGATCTTGGAATTTCTTCATATTCAGAATGTTCTAATTCTGTTAAAAATGGTTATATAAACTACGAAAATATATGTGAAATGACTGGTTATGATGCCGCTAAATGGTTGGTCGAGTATTGTATTCATAATAAATTAAAATTTCCACGTTATCAAGTCCACTCTATGAACCCCGTGGGAAAATGTAATATAGAATCTTATATAGAGTCATATTTTAGCAGTTATGCCTAGAAGATGTTTCCATAAATGACCATTACGAATACTTGATATGTTTGAGGTAGACATGTTAAATTTTTTTGACAATTCTACTCCACTGCCTCTATATTTTGGATAATTTCTAATATATGAAATATCTTCTTCAGATAGATTTGTGTGAGCTTCTCTTATGGCGCGTTTTGTCTCTTCAGTGTGAGTTTTTCCAAAAAAATTATTCTTTTCTCCAAGTTTAGCGGCGCGTAATTTTTTTATAGTTTCTTCACTCGGAGACTTACCAAACATAGGATGCGATGATCCGGTTTGAGCTTTACTCATTTTGATTTTAGTTTCAATTGAATGTGGAACTCCTTTGTTAGGAGCGACTCTGCCTTTTAATTTTTTACTCAATTTTTTTCTAACGTCATCAGTAAATTCAACAGATCCAGCGATGAATGAAAGATTATAACATTTATCTTGTTCATTTTTTGCTGCATCCAAAAAACTTTGTTCAACATCAATCAGTTCAGATCTATCAGATGTGCATTCTTTTATTATGATAAATTCAAAATTGCTCTCTCCATATTTGTTCCACGCATGTTGAAGTTTTAAATTTTTATGAATTTGTTTATTAAGAGTCCGTCTATGCTGCGTCCATCTTATAAAAATATTTTTAGAACTTCCAACATAATACTTTCCATTTAATTTATTAATTATTTTATATATTCCGCTTATTTTCATGGTAGGTCTTTAAATTTTTTTCTTTTATAATGGATTTATTTTTTAAATAATATTTAGCTGATTTTTCGCGTATTGCTTGTTTTAACTCTTTTTGAGTATTGTATTTCTTTTTTCTCCCCATATAATAAAATACACTAAATTTAAATAAAAGTGATAAAAAAGTCATAAAAATATATTGACAAATGCAGTATATAGTCTACGATATTAGTTGTATTAATTCTTATAATAAAGCACTATGAGCTATCAACTTCCATTCGATTTCGAAACGCCAGAACAAAAAGAACAACGTCTTAAAGACTGGCATGATCAACAAATAAAGCTAAACAAGATGTTTGAAGGAAAAGCTAATGATTATTATATATATAATAAATATGTAGATCAGTTTATTGATTTTCTTCCTTATCGACTTGGATGGGGACTCAGAGGAAATTATAATGAATTGCGTTGGTGGATTAAATGCCAATACCAGAAATTCCGTTATGGAGTTTCTGATGATGAAGTTTACTCTTTAGAAACTAATATTGCTAAATATATGGTTCCTCGTTTGCAATATTTCAAGAAGAAAGGTAAAATGGGCATTCCAATGAAATTTTTGCCTAGTAATTACAACAATCTACAAGATGAAGATAGAGAAAAAGCGGAAAAGATCGGTGAAAAAGAAATTAATCGCATCTTGGATGAAATGATTTTTGCTTTTGATTATATTATCGATTCTGATAAGTATGTAACTTTTCCTAAATCGTGTAGTTGGGATATTAAAGATAAAAATTATTTCAATAGAGAAAAAAATCTTGAAGCAAAACAAGCTTGGGACGAATATACAAAAACATGCGATCAACTCGAAACTCGTAAAAAACAAGGTTTACAATTATTCGTAGACCACATGGATATGTTGTGGATATAAATGAAATTATTATTAGCAATATTACTTCTTAGTTTAGTTTATGTTATTGGATGGTATCAACTTCATGGACAATTCTTATCTGAATGGTTCAAGAAGTATGAATACTATCTAATATTTATTAGTGTACCAACAACATTAATATCAATTCGCGCCATCAAATTAATTAATGAACATTTTAATGGTTTGATTTGGCCCAACAGAATATTAACTTTTACTATAGGTATAATACTTTTTACTTTCTTAACTTCTTATCATTTTGGTGAGAAATTAAGTTTAAAGACGTTGACATTATTATGTCTTTGCGGTATTATAGTTACACTTCAAGTCTTTTGGAAATGAAATTCACTCCTCAACAAATCGAACTCTTAATTAAGACTCGCGATGAAATAAGAGATTTAACCGAAAAACAACATAAATCCTATGATATTCTTATTAAAGAATTGAATATATCGGTTCATGCTGAAGATTGGCTATTTGATTATATATATAATGAGTGTGGTAGCATAGAAGACTTAGAATCAAAGATGTAATGGATTTGACTTCAGCAATAATAGGACATCTTATTGCAGATTATCTTCTGCAATTCGATTTCATTGCTGAGAATAAGAAAAAAAGCCATATAATTTGTGCAATTCATTGTTTAATTTGGACTTTATTAGTTTGTCACATGGGCCAAATTTTCAGTATTACAGCTTTTTTTATTTTATTTGCGTCTCACTTTATCCAAGATAGATGGAATTTAATTCCTTGGTATATGAAAATTATTGGACAAAAGAATTTCACTAAACCCCCCCTCGCGCCTTGGTCACTGATTGTTGTTGACAATGTTTGGCACATATTTACTATATGGATAATATAAAGTTATGCATCAACCAAGTTTTTATTTAACTTTGGATCTTCCTAAGAATTTTACTAGAGAAGATGCTGAAAATATTCAAAAAGATATCCTTGACTTTCTTGAAGGCAAACGCCATTATGGTGCGAAATATGATGGAAAAAATGGAATAACCGTTAAAGTCATCAGCGTATTAACAAATCATGATTGAAAAATCTATAGAACGTCTTCGTGCTTATAACGATTGGCGAATTGGTAAAGATGAACGAACAATGGAAGAAGCTGGAATTACACCAAGTCAAATAACAATTGATTTGCAAAATGTTCTTAATGAGCTTGAGAAATTAATAAAAATGCGCGACTCTGAATAATTATATGAAAAAAGTTGTTACTTCTAAATTTTTCTTAGTTCTTGCTAGAACTATAGATCATCGTGTTGGTCTTGACGACAACGAAAGACCTGATATTCCTATTTTACCATTAAACTATGCTTTATTTTCTTTCTTTTTGAGATTTTTAATAGTTATGATTAATTTTATAACTTGTACGTTTGTTATTTTTAGTATTATTCATCATTGGTAATGTTGAATGAAGCAAAAAATAATAAAAAAAGCCGTAGAAACGGCTTATGCTTTATGCCCCATCAATTGGAAAAACGTTGATAATTCTCATATCGCTTTTCTTGTTAAAAAAAATAAGATAGTAAAAATTGGGTGGAATAGAAAAAGAACTCACCCCAAAATCGCGAAACATCCGTATCACGATGGATACGTTGGTACTCATGCGGAGTTAGATGTCATTCTCAAATCAGGGCTTGACAATCTCGACGATCACTCTATGATCGTTCTTAGAGTTGACAGGAAAGGCCGTTTAGCTAACAGTAAACCGTGTCCCGGCTGTTTGAGCTTAATTAAGTCATACAACGTCAATGAGGTTTTTTATTCAGACACTGAAGGTAATATTGAAAAATTATCAAATTAACCTTGACTATGTCTGAGCATAGATTATTATAAACGAAATGATTAAAGATTTATATATGAAGAATATTAATGACAAGATACTTGTTCAAAGTGACGATCTAAAGTTTGATGGTAAAAATATTATTATTCCATCTTATTATGTTGATACCATCTTGGACTATGTTAAAGATTACAAGCTTAATGGAGTGCCTTTAGTCGATATTGAGGATTATCAGTTGTTTCGCAATTTCTTGTATGATGTGCAAGAGTTTAAAAATAAAGGAAATTAATTTATGGGAATGGTTCCCATTCCCATATTTTAGTGTAATCATTTATAATGTATAAAATAAATAAAGATTATTTCAAATTTATAAATAATAAAGATAAAGCTTATTTTTTAGGTCTTTTTTACGCTGATGGCAATAATTATGTGGCAGGCAAAATAAAACAAGCTTCTTTAGAATTGCTGTTAGAAGATATTAAAATCATACAAATGTTAAAAAATAAAATAGAGACAGATAAACCAATTAAACTTAGAAAAGCGAAAACAGATAAAAATTCTTTTAAAATAAAAGAAAGATGTGGCCTAGTTTTATCTAGCCATCAAATTTCTGACGACTTATGCAAACATGGATGCATCCCTAGAAAAACTTTTAATTTAAAATTCCCTTCTGAAGAGTCTCTTTCTAAACAATTTTATCCATCCTTTATAAGGGGTTATTTTGATGGAGATGGATGCGTATATACAGGAAAAAGTATTATGAGTTCTATATGCGGTTATCATCCATTTATTTATCATTTATTTAACCTTCTTAAGAAAGAAAATTTAAACGTTAAGCTTTACCTTCATAAAAGAATTAAATCTTTTTCAGTGTTGTATATACAAGGAAAAAAAGATAATATAGATTTTTATAATTATCTATATGATGAAAGCGAGTTATTCTTAGATAGAAAAAAAGAAAAATTTATGGATATAATTAAAATGCAGAAAGGGCAAGGGTAAATCTATCGGAATGTACAATAGCGTAGATTGTCACTATCCACTGCCAATGCCAGAAGACCCAAAAGGTTATACTGGTTCGCATGGTTTTCAAACTAAAGATTTTGAATGCGCTTTAGATGTTTATGTTATTGACAAAGATGGTCAATTGCTTATTGAACGTCGAGATTCAGAATGGATAGAAGGAGATCCAAATGGCAAAAGCTTTTTAGATAAAATGGGTCATGTAAAAACCATAAAGACTTGGCTTGAGCCTTTGACCAATACTTGTACAATACAATTTTATGATTTTATTGATTCTAATAAGACTGATTATGATTACTTCATAACTTATGAAGCTGTATTTATTAACGGCAAAATCTCTTCAGTAAAGATTATAAATTTTGAAGCGAATGAAAACGCCAAAAGAAAGATCCGAGATGCCGAGTTTGCCAAGAAAAATAAAGAAAACTATCAATTTAGACAGACTTGGCAATACAAGTATTTTGTAAAGCCGTACAATCGTGTTATTAGTTTTATATTTTTTAAAACCATTAAAGTTTTATCTTTCTTATCTACTATGCTTTATAAGATAGAAAGAAATATTAGAATATGAAAGAAGAAAAAGATTCGGCATTTCTTATTTGCGATTGTTTTAGTCACGGGCTTCTTGTCGAGAAGTTCGAAGGCGAAGAAGAAGTGTGTTTGAGTCTATTTGAAAGAGGAATGGATGGCAGAATCTTAAGGTGGTCAGAAAGATTAAGATGGTGTTGGCAAATACTTAGATATGGAAAACCTTGGTCTGACTTTGTAATATTAAATACAGAGAATCAGAAAAAGTTAAAAGAATTTTTATGAAATTCAAGAATTTTGAGGGTGTAGAATATACAGTTAATTACAATAAACCACACGCAAGATTTCATGCTTCTGGTTTGTGCGATTCTCCAGAAATAGAAAACCCTCAAATTCATGTTGATCCAACATTGTTAACTCGCCGCCAACTAAATGCGTTAATTGAAGAAGTGTTTCATGCACATCTTTTTGAATTACCTGAAAAGAAAGCTAGAAAGTTTGCCGCCAATTTAGGCAAACTTGTGTATAATAGATTTATAAAGAAACGATGAACGATTATTTAACTCCAGAAATAACTACAGGAAAAACATCTGAAGTCCAAGGTATGGGAAGTTGAACAATCGGCGGAATTAATTGATTTTCTATTTTAGAAAACGAAGCTTTTTCATAATTATTTTTTGTTTCAGATCCTATAACATCCCATACCCAAGATAATACCTGTGATTCTTTCAAGCCAGTATAAGGCGTAAACTCTCCGGTATTTTTAGGAATTTCTGTAACGCTGAAAGTTCTTCCATATAATGGTCCTCCACTAATACCAGAATAATAAGTCAAACAGTCCCAATGAACATTAAATACATAATCTTTTGCTCCACTAAAATCAGGATAACAATCCATTGATGTTATTTGCCATTTTAACTGTAAGTCATCAACCATATCTTTATATACACATGATAAAATATTTTTCGTTATTTTCATTTATTTTTTCACAAGTTCGCGTATGATATGTACAATTAGAATATAAGTATGAAAAAATGTTTATATTGTAGCGAATTTATCGACACTGAAAATGACGATTACCAAAAAGTTGGTAAGAAGTTAGTTTGTGTATTCTGCTATGAAGATTATGCAGATGAAATAGACAATAATTTTTCAGACGATGATGAAGATGATTGTCGCGAAAATGAATAAATAGTGTAATATATAGTAGCGCAAATATAAACTGTTCAAACTTTGATCTATTGATTAAAAAACAGCAAGACCCGAAGCGCATCAAGCTTGTGTTTGATATCGGGTCTTTTTTCGTCCCCACCCCTCACTTTTCTCAAAAAATCTTGCGAAGCCCCTTGACAGCACCTAAAAACCTGATAAAGTGGTCGCGTATGGAAAATCCATCAGCTAAAAAAGGTCGTGGTCGCCCCATTGGTGCAACCTCCACTATTGAAATCACGTTGGCCGAGCTTCTCGCGAAGCTTAACAACGATGTGAATGCCACTGTTACTGTTGGCCGTGTTTGGTATGACAAGTACAGCAACGTTCCTACAGCGTCGGTTCAGGACGGTGATTCACTTCCTCAAGAGATTCAGAATCAGCTTGACGAAGAGCCTGTTGCAGAGTTCACTATTACCCAGTAATGAACTACTTCGCTGAACTTGTTGGGCAAGAAGAAGTCAAACGCAAGCTTTCATTTTATTTGGAAGCTCATGATAAGACCGAACTTGTACCGTTTTTGAACTTCGTTGGCGCAAAAGGTTTAGGCAAGACTGCATTTGTTCGCGAATTTGCCAAGAATATTTACAATACCACCGGAGTCAATAAGCCACTACTTGAGCTAAATAGCTCTAGTATTAAATCGGGGAATCAGTTTTTCGAACAAGTTTTTCTGCCCCATATTCAAGATCAAGAAATTATTTGTTTCTTTGATGAAGCGCATTGTCTGCCAAGAGACTTTACTTACGCATTACTTTCTATTCTCTCTACAGAGAAAGATCATGTAATTGATTATAATGCTGGCAAAGCAAATTATATCTTCAATTTCAAGAAGCATCATTTTATATTCGCGACAACTGAATCAGATAAGCTATTTATTCCGTTGCGTGATCGATTGACGACGATTGAATTTGCAGATTATAATACAAACGAATTGAAGGAAATTTTTCAAAAAGCTCTACCAAATATTGAGTTTGATGAAGAAGCGTTGTCAATGTTGTCTGAAACTTCCCGAGGCAACGCGAGATCTTGTGTGCTTCGCGCCAAAGAAGTCAAGCTTTACGCTGATCGATACGAGATCACGCGATTTACCAAAGAAGACGCTGAGAAGTTGTTTTATATTCTTGATATTCTTCCTTACGGTTTGAATAGAATTGAGTGGCAGATACTAAATATTTTGCGTAAAGAAGGTAGCTGTACTCTTTCTATGCTCGCTGCAAAAACTGGTTTGTCAAGAACCGCGATTCAAAGGGATTTTGAATTGTATCTTATTCGTAAAGGGTTTATTAGTATTGATAATGTTAGATATATTACGAGTAATGGATGCAAAGTATTAGAAGGTGTGAAGAAATAGTGTAAGATATTATACATTTGATGCCGGAGTAGCTCAATAGTAGAGCAATACTTTTGTAAAGTAAAGGTTGCAGGTGCAAATCCTGTCTTCGGCTCCAATTTTTATGAAAAGAAGTTTGTATAAAGATGAAATCTTCAGGTTGAGATCTGAAGGTAAAACAGGAAATGAAATTTCTAAGCTTCTCAAATGTTCAAGAACATTAGTTTCTTATTACATAGATCTAGGTTATCAAAAAAAACATCAAAATCGATCTAAGACTTTTAAAAAGACTAATAGATTTGCAAAGAAAGAAGAGATAAGAAACAAGTTTGGCGGCAAATGTCAAATTTGTTCTTATGACAAGTGTCAAAGTGTACTGAGTTTTCATCATCTTCCCGGTACAGATAAAAAGTTTACTATTTCAGATGCGATAGTAAGAAAAAGAAAATCAGATGAAGAATTAGTGAATGAGTTGAAAAAATGTATTTTGGTTTGTGCGAATTGTCACGGTGAGATTCATGCGGGGATCACAGAAATTCCAGAAGGTATCAAGAATCCCTTGACAATCAGTGAAAGTATGGTAAATTGATCGTGTTCTTTGGATGCAGCAGGTAGTTGAAGATAGTTTGAAGTTTCTGCTAAGTCCGCTTGACAATCGGTGAAAGTGTGATAGATTGTCAATGTTCTTTAAATGGGATTGAAGCTTTAAAGTGAAGCAATAAACTTTTAATTTATTGAAGAGGGAGCGTTACCCTCCAGTCCTACCATTTTTTTTGTTCTTTATAAGCTTTGAGCGGTTGATGATTTATATCTAATGTGTGTTAGATATATTTGAGGAATTATTCCTTCCCGCTCAATTAATTTGAGTAAAGAAGTAGATTTTATCTTAGAGTGATATAAGATAAATTTCGAAGTAATTGGAATTACACTTTACTCTATTTTTAAGTAAGATAGTAGAAGTTATTATGAATCGCATAATATCTTTGAAGGTAATTGGTATTACAATCTTACTTAGTTCTTTTAAAATTTAATATGTAGTAGTTTCTGTGAGTCATTAGCTCAAGGGTAGAGCAAAAAACTTAGCGTATACAGCAATGTATACTGGGTCCATATAGTAGAAATATTATATGCGTATGGTGTAAATTCGGTGAACGGCTCGATTTAATAAGTCAACCCAACGCCGAGCGAAGTTTTAGGCAAACGCTAGAGAAATAATAGAAGAAAGGATTGTGGGTAAATAGGTGCAATAGTGACCTACCATGATTGCTAGGCTACCCGTCTAGCCACTTAATTGTGATAAATTCTATAGCCTCATAATAAAAAACGTGTAGAGACTATAATCACCTATCTAAATTTGTGTGTAAAGGGTAGTCTCAACTATCGGAATAAAATACAAATATGATAAAGGCATAGTCCAGACCACAAACAATGAAATCAGTTGTATATGGTGGTCCTTTAGGCCATTTAAATTATAACTCGTCAAAAGACCGTTGGTAGTGAAAACTATAGTGGTAAGCATAATTTTTCGGTTATTCGTTCGAATCGAATATGACTCACAGAGACTATTATGTATTTTTTATCGTAGGTGAAGCTGGTAGTCTAGCGCAGTGACTTATAATCGCTGAGTATCGGGGCAGAACCGACATCTACGACGGCCCATTCGACTACTGGCTAGGTCATCAGGTTTTCAACCTGAAGAAGAGAGATCGATACTCTCATGGGCTACCAATTTTTGTTCTTTTACAATTTTGAATTTATTATATTTACTATAATATCTAAGTATTTTTGAGCTTTGTCAGGTTTGAAATAATTTAAACTAGATGTATCAATAATACATAATTCAATACTCTTCTCTAAGCAAGCTTGAAATTTACGCTGATCGTTGTTTTTGATTTGATCTAGTTTATTTAAACCATAAATTGGTTCGTAATGAAAAATGCCATTAAGCTCAAAAGCAAGCTTTAATATTGGAATATAAATATCTAGTTCAGAGTTAATTGTGTCTTTACGATTAAAATGAAATTCTAAATTTGGATATTTATTTGGTAACGCTTGTTCAAAGTATATTTCCATTTTTGATCTTCTGCATCCATGAGTCTTATGGGTATTATTATAAGTGGCGGCACAAGAAGACGAACAAAAAGAGTTAGGATGTTTTTTTAATTGATTGCGTGTTTTTAAAAACGCTTTGTCACATTGTCTGCACGTTACTTCTTTTCTTTTATCTTTCGCTTTAACGCTGCAAGCATTGGAGCAAAAATGATTCTTATAAGAACGTAGTTTTAGATTAGATTTTATATATTTCTGCATTTTCTCAAAATTTTGTTGGCAATAGTCGCACTTAACAGGTATCATCTGAGTAGCTTTAAAAGATAACATTTGTTCTATTGAAATTAAAAGCATATAATATAGTATACATGATAGAACTCGAAATGTGAAATTCTAAATTTTTCTCCTTGACTGGAGGCATGATCTATAGTAGATTATGTACGTTCTTTAAATTTTGGCACCATGATGTAATTGCTAGCCATAGCAGACTTAAAATCTGCTGGTCGAAAGACCGTGAGGGTTGGAATCCCTCTGGTGCCACCACTTTTGCAGCAATGAGGGCAGTCGTCACTAAGACGTAGTTTGAGGTACTGGAAATAATCCGGTATATTAGACAACTGAGCGACCTGATCTGCGAATACATACAGTGCGCCCAAGTGATAATGTTTCTAGTCGCTTTACACTGTGAAAAAAATGGGTATTAATTTTGACCATTAGTGTATAGAATTATAGCACACTACGCAATAGGAGAGACTGAAGTTGGCGAGACAGACATTTGGAAAAAAAGTACATATATGTTCGAAAGTAAATGTATTGATTTTCCATAATATATGGAACAATAGTGAAATCCTCGTATATTCGCAAGTCATGGTCATCCAGTTCTTTAAATAATTTATCTCATTAGAAGGACAAGGGGCTTCACGCCCCGTTCTTTAAAAAGACTTACTTCTAGTGGGATTTAATTTTTAAAACTATTGACAATACTATAATAGAGTATAAGATAGTTGTAGATTTTAACGCCCCGATGGTGAAATTGGATATCATTTTTCGCTTCTAACGAAAAGTTCCTGAATCGTCCTCAGGTCGGGGTGCCAATTTAATTGTAGAGTATCATAACGGTAATGAAATTGCTTGTTAAGCAATAATATGAAAGTTCGATTCTTTCCTCTACAGTTTTTATTTATATTTGATAGTCTAAAATTTGTTTCGCTTCGAATTTAGCCCAATATCCTCTATCGGGCTTAATTATTTTATATTTTTTGCACCATTTAGCTATAGCTACGTCTGAAACTCCAAGTTTTTTAGATAACTGTACAGCCGACATACTCCAAACAAGTTCATGCAGTTCAGATTTCGATGGGCGAGCAACTTTTCTTCTCTTAAATCTCATACAAGGCATACAAAGTTTAGCGATTTTAGTTTTTTGCTGGCCGCACTGACAAAAACTGTAGATTGGATCAATAATTTTTTTCTCTATTTTTTGTGGTTTTTCTTTTTGAATTGAAATTTTCTTTCTATCTTTTATACAGCTTTTACATTTTATGTTTTGATAGTGTTGAAATTCAATACCGCAGACTGCACAGTTTTTTTTGTTTTTTTCTAACTTGTTCTTTATATACTCCTCATAATTAAACTCAATTTTATTCTCTACCGCTGAGATTTGATTTATTAAATTAAGTATATATTCTTCATTGAAACATAGCGAATAATGTATTTCATAAAGCTTATATCCAAGACATTGTATATAATCATGTCGATCTTGATAATACTTTTTTAATTTACCATCTCTTTCGTAATGTTGATTGCCATTTATTTCAAAACCAATCATTTTTTCTGGAAAAACGATATCAATTGAATAATTTCGGTCACAATTTGGGGTAAATTCTTCTATAAAATTAAAATTATTTTCGCGCAAAATCTTTTTAAAATTCTCGCACGGTTCAGATTTAAATTTATCTTTTGATTTCCAAGGGTGTTTATCAGGATTATCGCGCAAAAATTGCTTTCTTTTTTCTGATAAAAGTTTTTTTGTATTTTCAGACAGCTTGTTCAAGCCTAAATCACGATAGCATTTTTGGCAATGATTATTGATATTCCTATCGTCTATTGAGATATTACAATTCTGACAATATTTAGAAGGCTTTTTATGGCGACTCCATCTTGCTACAGAACTCGCTTTACAAGAACATTTTTGAGAACAATAATGATGTTTTGAAGTAGGTATTCGGTAATTTTCTTTTAAAAATTCTTTACTACATAATGAGCAGTTAACTAAAGTTTTCATACGATTCGAACCTACAATATATTATACACATAAAATAACAAATTGCAAGTTCGAATCTATATTTATCTTAATACATCTTAAATCCACTCAAGTCTACTTCATTAACTTTATATCCACTACTTAATGAAGATATTGTATTATTTACTTCACTTATATAACTAGGAATATTTGTGCCTAAACCGGCCATAGCTCCAAGTGTCATATACCAGCCGCCGATCAATACAACTTCATTATTAATAATAGTAGAAACAATATTGCCGCTATCTCCAACTATCAAAGGTTCAAAATATTGCGCTCTGTTAGAGTCTTTGGAAATATTTATTAATGTATTTGTTGACCCGTAAGTAGTATTGAGAAGACCATTTTCCCCTATTAATGCTTTTCTTTCTTGATCTGAATATAAAATAGGAAAATTAATCTCCTTATTAAGATATTTAAGATAATTGGTTGGTAATGCTTTGTATATCTTTAATGAAGCATCAGCTTCTCTATCAAGTTCACCAATTAATATATCGGTATTGGCGACTTGTTTTGTTTTAATAATCTTATATTCGTAAGAATTATTATTTTTATCTACAAAATAAATAGTTGCTGGTAAAGATGGGTATGGAACATGATTAGCTAATAAAACATGTTTTTTAGTTATCAATGTACCACCGCCCACCCCACCTAAACCCCAAATACCACATGAAGTGCCAGTCAAATCTAAATCTTTAGCCCAGCAATTAATATTTCTTGTCCATTTTATAGGAGTCATAGTGAAGCTAGATATGAGATTTTTTTCTTTTCTATCCTTAATTAAATTATCGAAGTTAGAAGAGATATGAGAAAATAGATCTAATTTATTTGTGGTTATAGATTTTGGTTTGGGCGCATCATTTAAAGCTTCGTTCTTAGCTTCTGCGATTATTTTTTGGATTAAAATTGTGTGATCTGCGAGTAGTTGTTCTAGGGTTGTCATACATATTTTCTTACACCGAAAAATGCCGCTTGACAAGGGGAAATTTTTCTGCCATCATGTTCGCACGATTATGAGTGATGCAAATTTTTTCGAATTAAAGGGTCAGATCGTTAAAGAAATAACTGGTTTAGAAAAAAACAGCCCAGAAGTGCATATTGTAACCAATCAAACAACTTATAAATTATATCATCATCAAGATTGCTGCGAAAGCGTTTTAGTCGAAAATGTTATTGGAGACGAGAAAGATATTCTTAATGAAGAAATAATCTTTGCTGAAGAAGATGCTGGCGCAAATGCTCCTGATTGGTATACTGAATACGATAGACTTTACAGCCACACTTGGACTAAGTATGTTTTAAAAACTAAAAACGCCAGTTTAGAGTTTTGGTTTCTTGGAGAATCAAATGGTTATTATAGCGAAGATGTCACAATTAAAAAAATAATATGAAAATAGTAATTAATAAAAAATACGGCGGCTTTGGCCTTAGTGAAGAAGCTGTTCTATTATATGGTGATAAAAAAGGGCTTAACATCATAGCCCAACAAGATGAAAAAGTTAAAACCATTACTCATTATTATTTAGACGAAAAGAAAGATGGAAATCAATTCGCTGAGTGGGAGATTGAAAGGACTGACCCAATCCTCGTCGAAGTCGTCGAACAGCTTGGTGATTTAGCGAATGGACATTATTCTAAATTGAAGGTTGTTGAAGTACCTGATGATGTTAAATGGTATATTCACGATTATGATGGGATTGAACAAGTCCATGAATTTCACCGTGTCTGGGAATAATTATGAAAGAAATTAAGAAACTAAACGCAGAATTCAAAAAAGCAACCAAAGCTCAGAAAAGAGTAATGATTGCTCAAGATGTCCTTGCCCAACTCAAGGCTAAGAGGTATGTTGCTGAGTCTGGATGTTGGGTGCAAGCAAATTACAATCCTGCTGCTCCTCTGGCAGATATTAAATACACCGACTCTGTTCAAGAGTTATTCGCAGAAAAGAAAATCGAATCTTGCAATGTGTGCGCTCTTGGAGGACTCTTTATGAGTTGCACAAATTTCAATAATAATACCTTGCTTGAAGATCTTGATGATCTTTCAGAAGATTTGGGAAATTTAATTGATGAAGAAGAGAACCTGTCTAACAAACTTAATAAAATATTCAGCACTAATCAACTAAAATTGATCGAATCTTATTTTGAAGCAAATGACGGATACTTTCGAGATTATGACGAAGATGATCGCATAGAAGCATTTTATAATAAAAATTCATCTGACAAAAAGCGTCTCCAATTAATCATGGAGAATATTGTAGAAAATAATGGAACCTTTGTTCCTGAAAAGCTGAAGGTATGAATAAAACACAAACCTCAAGAGGTTTCACTTATTATGAATTTACAGATGTTGGCGGCGACGTATGTACTATTCAGAAAAGCAGCAGCGCAACGCAAGATTGTATTTGGCTTGGTAGTAAAGAGATTGGCTTAAATGGATTTATTCCAAACGGCAATCCATCATGGCGAGATGTCTCTGAAGATCAAATCAAAGAAAAATTTGGTTTTCAAAATGTTATCGCCAACAATCGTATGCACCTGAGTCGAGATCAAGTCGCAGAAATCTTGCCGATTCTCCAAAAATTCGTTGACACTGGAGAGATTTAGAGCATACTGACCTCATGCTTTGTCTAAAGTTCAAAAAAGAAGCAAAACTAGAAGAGTGCGCCGTTCCTTGGAGCGGCGACACTATTTCTGTTTGTGATAAATGTAGAATGAGTATTTGGGATTTTGATTATGATGATTTTCATTCCCAAGAGAAGATAAGCGAATAAAAATAATATGACTGATAAGAGTATAATTTACCAAAAAATTAACCAACGCCAGTATATTGTACGAGCCAATATAGATTTTCCTCAAAGAGATGTTGGTAGTTTAGTTATGGATGTGGATGGTTATTTTTATTTTTGGCCGGTAGATAACAATGGTGCTTGGTCATCATATCATCTAAGAGAAGTAGCAAACAAATTAGATGAAATTAATAAGGAGTGGCATCAACAAGTTGAAAAGGAATTTAGCAAATGAAATACAGAAAAAAGCCTGTAGTTATCGAAGCAACGCAATGGTTCCAACATGGAGATCATCCAATGGTAGAACCTATTTCACTAGATTCAAAAAATGGATGGATTGTTACATTAGAGGGAGGACATATTGTTTCTCCCGGTGATTATATTATCACTGGTGTCAAAGGAGAACATTATCCTTGCAAACCTGATATCTTTGAAGCCACTTACGAAAAAGTAGAAGAATAATATGGAAAAATTCGATAAATTTATTCACACTGATATACTTGGCAAAAAACATGAACTAACATACACTGGAACTCGACGCATAGTTAAAGATTGTGAGTTTGAGTTTTTTGTAGATGATAAAGGAGATAGTTGTTTTTTTACTGATACAGAAGTGAGTAAAATGAAAAAGGTAGGATATACCCACGATGAAAACTGCTTGTAAGAATGTGAAGCCCGTAAATTGTGTTTGTGGTTCAAATACAAAGGGAAATGGACGATTAATTGAATGCTCTTCAAGAAATTGTCTGCGGTTTGTTTCACGGCCAACGAGAACTCAAGCCATCATCCGATGGAACGAAATGAACGACATAAGATTGCAAAAAGCTGTTGACTTCTCGGAAAAAGCTGGTAAAGTAAAAAAATAATATGAAAATGACAGACGAAAATAAATTAAAAATTGTAACCCTAAGCCACAACATTAAAGCCTTGTGCTATATACTTGACAAAAAAACATTCAGTGAACATTGTATCACTAGTGGCACTTTTACTGAAATTGATTCTTTGTTTGAATTGGTTAAGGAATTGAAAGAAATGAACAAAGAAGAATGAACGAACTCGAACTCTCTAATCTTTACCGCGAATCTTGCGGTGCTTATAACAAAGCCAAAGACGCACAAGACTTAATCATAATGATGAACGTATTGCATCTTAGACTTGAGCATAATATGGCATATCATAAGATTGCAAAAAGGTGTGGTATTAAAGTGAATAAGGTGAAGTTGATTTTATTTAATTATCAGAATGAAAAATGAAAGTTTATCTTGCTTTTTTACCGGGAGATGTTGTAGGAGGCGTTTTCAAAAACAAAAGAGACGCTTTTAAATACATTGAGACGACACTTTATAATACCAAAAAGCTAAATCACATCAAGAATTCTATTGGATTAGAATACACTAATAGTCAAATTAAACAATTAATTAATGGGTGTATTGATGAATTTGAGCTTCAATAATTAAAAAATATTATATGACTCCAGATCCTAATTTGTGGGCAGAAATCCCTCAAGAAGTCAAGGATGCAGCCCTGCTCCTTGGAAATTATTTTAAAAAACAAGGTATTGACAACTGGGCCTTGTATGATGTATGTTCGCGCAAGTCAGTTGATAACCTCGAAAATCAAGTCAAAAATCTTGAAACGTGGAAAAATAAACAAGTAAATGGATTTATAGATTAAATAATATGAAATACAAATACGATAAGAAGAACCTAGCCGATGCCTTCAAGAATCTCGCTGAATGGGCAGAGAATCTTGATGCCAAGCGAGATAAAAAGGCCATAGATGATGTTTGGAATGAGTTGTTGGTATTAATGGGTGAGGTTCAAGAGAATAATGACGACATTTTTGGCACTGAAGGTTACGAGTCAACGATTATGGGAAAAGATTAAATATGAAATACAAAGTAACATACTACGATTACGATAGCGATAGCTATCTAACAAAAGAACTATATTGGATGGCATCTTATAGAGGGTCATTTGATTTTGTTCCTGTTGGTGATGGGCCAAAAGAGAACTGGAAAGGTTTTTCTATAAGTGGTTCTGGAGTCAATGTGTTTTATAACGACAAAGGCATGAATATTACTGTGGATGGTTTTCAAGAAATGAAGAGCGGCGGCTATGGTAAAACTACGACTTTTATTCAGAGCGTGAATTAACTGAATAATGATATAAATAAAATATAAAAAATTATGGGATCACATTACGACGAACATTACGAAGAACGAGCCAGAGAAGATAGTGCTTATTATTATAAACAAATAGAAGAAGAAGTTTCTAAAATTAGAAATGAAATTACTAAGCGATTCCCAAGTGCATACGATTTTAAAGGATATAAGGTTAATTTAGTAACAGCGTTGGCTGCTTGTCGTGTTAATAAATCCAATGAAGTTGCAATTGTCAATCTGTTGAATGAAATCGTAAAAGAATTACATAAATGAAATATACTCCAGAAAATATTACTCATTTAAAACCAACTCAAATCTTTGTTTACGGAGCAAACGCCGCAGGAATCCACGGTGCAGGAGCCGCAAAATTAGCCTTGCGTTGGGGCGCAAAGATGGGAGAATACGGCCTGAACGGTCAGACCTACGGCATCCCCACAAAAGACAAGAAAATTCAAACCTTGCCCCTTGACAAGATCCAAGTTCATGTTAATGATTTCCTTGCGACGGCGTTCTCTCACCCTGAATATGAATTTTTAGTAACCGCAGTGGGGACAGGATTGGCGGGGTATCATGCGAAAGACATTGCCCCATTATTTAAGATAATTAAAACAGGAGTATTTGAAAACGTAATCTTACCAGAAGACTTTCACAAGTATATTTGATATGAAAGATTTTGATTTTTTATTAGGTCTCGGTTGCGGAGTTGGCGGTCTGGCTCTACTTTTAACCATATTCAATTGTAATCCCAGACAAATAGAAGAAAAGATGCAAAAAGAAGCAATCTCTCATGGTGCAGCGCATTATGAAGTAGATACTAATGGTGTTGTGACTTTCAAATGGAATAAATAATATGAATGATGCTATTTTTTTTGAACTTAGAGGCAAGACTATTACTTCAATTGATGGTATTAGCTCTTTTGATGGTGCAATTACTATCTCTACCAGTGACGGTTCTATTTTCTCTTTAGATTTAGAATTATTACCAACAAGGGAAGTTTTGAAATTTAATAGCTGGATGAATCAAATGAATATTAAAGCGAATCCGTTTTCTGTATTTAAGAATAAATAATATATGAGTACACAAATAAATATCATTGGCTATCATCGACAGGACGAAGTAAAAAAAATTCCTATTGAATTCAAATACGTTTTGAATCAAGTTAAACCGGATCATCCTGAGATATTGCGCCCCGCAAGGACAGAGTTTGGCATTAACTCTCCGAAAGAGTATAATTTTATTGATCTGATTTGTAAAAATTATTTTTCTGGTTATGATTTAATGTTCGCGTACAATTACGCGGATAATCGGAGTGCAGGACTGTTATGTATTGGTCACTTTAACGATGGTGTAGTGGAATAATATATGAATACACAAGTTACAATTATCAGCAAACAGCAGAGCGAAAAAACAAAAACTGCTATTAAATTTAGGTGTTTTTTGAATACTAACCTTAATATTGATGGTGGTGCATATAGTCCTTCTCATTATAAATATATTGAGTTGATCTGCAAAGATTATGCGCTTGGATGCGATCTCATGTTCGCTTACAATGATCCCAATTGTCGTTCTTTTGGTGTTTTGTATATTGGTCACTTTAATGATGGTGTTGTTAATGATGGCGAAGTAGAGTAAATAATTGTATGAATAAATTGCGTAAAGCCCGATACCGTAATATCTTAAAGAATGCGGCGAAAATTAATCGCCTTATCAAGAAAGGTTATCTTGTGTTTGATCATTACGATTATAAATCAGACGGATTTAAATTTAATAATGGAATTCTTTATCAAGGCGGTGATCAATGCAAAATCGTGTGGGTAGGAAAAGATGGCAGCGGTTGGGATTCTGCTCTTGACATTCCCATCAAAAAGTATAATGCTGATCGCTTCGATAAGTGGACAGCAGTTCATCCTAAAGATATTAAAAAAATATGAGATACAGACATACAGAAGACATAGTTTGGGGCGCAATATTTGTTGCGATTATTGGTTTAGTTATTTATTCTTGGATCTTTATTGGAACTAAGAATAATACCATAAAAGTAATAGATAACTGCCAATATATTCAGCAATATAACGGTCATGGCTGGAATTTAACCCATAAAGGCAACTGCACCAATGCAGTGCATTATAAGAAATAAAAACATGGGATATCTTACTACAATTACTATTCATAATGATGCTTTGGGTACATTTGAAAAGCATCCTAAAGAATTCGCCGAAGCTTTGTTTGACGGCATCAACAAAGCATATATAAATCGTGGCGTTACTTCTGTTTCGTTTCATGGTTATGCAAACTACATAGAAGTTCAGCCATCTCGTCATGCTGATGATTTTACAGTTTATGTTCATATAGGAAATCAAGTTAAGAATTTGAATAACTATGATGATAGTTTTAAGAAGTTTGTGAAATCTAATCCTGAACTAGCAGAATCTTATATAGATCAAGCGATTAATCATCTTAAGCGATTAAAGAAAGACATAAAGATATGAGTCGCGAATATAAATTCAGAATCTATTCTTTTGTTTCTAAGTATTTTATTTACTTTGATGTGTACGAAGGAGTGCCTCAAGGAATTGCTGGCGGCGTAAGTGAGCCGCAACAATATACAGGATTGAAAGACAAAGACGGCAAAGAAATTTATTGCGGCGACATAGTTGAACTACATACTGCAAAAAATGATAGCGTCAAAGGCATTAAAGATAATCATTGTGGATTGTATGAAATATATTGGGACCGTTGCTATAAATTAAAAACTATAAAACCCAATTGGTTCTTTATACCAAACTTTGAAAGTCCAGCGGCTGATTATAATATTATGAAAGTTGTCAGTAATGTATTCGAACATAAAGAAGTATGAGAGAATTAAAATTTAGAGTCTGGAGTATTGAAGAGAAACAATTTATTTCTCCAAATATTTTAGAAGTTTGGGATGAGTCAGGCGATTTGACTCCATTTAAATACATTAAAACCGGAAAGTTAAATCCATTGTATATGCCGGTTGAAAATTATATCATTCAACAAAATACAGGCTTAACCGATAAGAATAAAAAAGAAATCTATGAGGGAGATATTCTTGACTTTACTGCCAGATACAAGCAAACTGGGCCAGTTGAAGTAATTTATTATGGCGCATCTTTTGGGTGCGTTGTTACTGATGATGGTGGCTTAAAAGAGTTTTGGAATTTAAGTCATATTGTTCAGCAACATTATCCTGAAATAATTGGCAATATTTTTGAACATAGTGAACTATTAAAAACAATATGAGAGAACTAAAATACCGAGTATATATACCAGAGTTTAGTAAATTTGTATATTTTGGGCTTAATGACTTTGATTATTCTGATAGATATTTAACTAATGACGAATATCCAATCCAGCAATACACTGGAATGAAAGATAAATACGGCAAATTAATTTACGAAGGCGACGTTATTCGTGGCATATTTGATTTTGGCCCCGCTGGCTTTAAAGAAGAAATACTGCCTGTAGATTGGAATAATGAAAGAGGTTATCAATGGGATTATTGGAGGTTGATGACTATCGAAGTTCTTGGCAACTTGAATGAGTGGCCTTGTCGTAAACCTAAAGCTTTTGATCACAATGGTGAGTGTTTAACTTGTGACGCATGGGCCACAGATTGCCCATTTCTTAAATTTTGCCCTTCTCCTAAATTAATTTTAAAATGAAAATAAACATAATAAACGACCAAAAGAATTTTAGATTTTTATATATTGAACTCTACTTTCCAATCATAGGCAGAATCAATAAATTCAATGAATGGACTGATGAATACTATTCAGGATTTAAAATGAGTTTCCCGACAGAAATTTATTATTTAAATGACCGAGAAGGTTTTTGGCATTTTTCCTTGACTTTCTTGGGTTTCGGGGCGAAGATTGTGAATCAAAATGGATATTGACTCGACAAAAGCTCCAAGAACATACGCAACTTGGAAAAAAGCTTATGATGCTCAAGAGCTTGCGAAACTCATGGTCGAGCTTTCTGTGCAACTTGAAGTTGAATTAAATGTTGCGACAGTAAACGAAGCTATTGCAGAAAATAAAGCATATAAGCTTGAAGAAGAATTAGAAAAAGCGCAAGATCGTATTAATCGGTTGGAGGAGGCGGGTGATTTACTCACTCGCATGGTTTGTAGACAAGATGGATACGGAAGCTATCAAGACGAAGAAGATGCAGTTAATTCATGGCGCAAAGCCAAGGAGGCAAAGCCGTGAGCATTATCAAGATAAGCCAGTTTATCAAAGAACCGTGGCGGGAAGTCGGCTTGGACTCAATGAAACGAGGACTCGAAATCTGCAAGCGCAACCAGATTGAGAAACCGGAAGCCAACATGGTAATGATTATTGGATTGTGCGACATCATCAACGAATTGAAAGCCAACGAATTGAAAGCCAAGGAGGTCAAGCCGTGAAAAAAGCACCAGACAAATGCCCGTTCTGCAAGTCGCCTATCATGGTTCATGTAGGAAACCTGCTGGTGTCAGAGAATGGCGGATTTGCTACCTACGAATGCAAGACAATGCAAGATGTTAGGTTGACTAATCATTGGAAAAGGGTTAATCAATCTGATGGCTGTCATAGGCGTGAGATTGAACTACTGATGAAGCAGCGTGATGCAGCGAATAAATGCATCAAGCGACTAGAAAAAGCTGGCGACAAAATGCACAATTGGTTAGTGTCTAAAAATCGTATTGGTTGTGATATGGAAATAGCTAGTGAATGGACAAGGGCTAAGAAAAACAAACCATGAACAAAAAACTTATCAAAAAACTCTTAGAATACATCGACGCTAGAATTGCTGAGAAATCATGCGATGCAAGAAATTCATCTGATGGAGGACTTCTTGAGGCGACGAATACATGGCGCATTAAAGATGAATTGTATGAAATTATACAATCTATGGAGGATAAACCATGAGCGATATCAATACAAACACACGATTGTTTGATCTTGTACGGTTTTGCCGTGCAGGACTTCACGAAGAAGGGCTAATTGATGACAAGGAGTATGCATGGCTTTGCGCTGAAGCATCAATGAATAAATCACCATCAGGCGGAAGCGCATCAGCGCGTAGATTAGAGGATTACGACGAATTAAAAGATCGCATCAAGCAATTAGAGCAAGCATTAGAATCAATAACAAAACAAGTACCCGCTCATGATGGCGGCGGATTCTTCTGTCTACGATTTGATGGAGAAGGAAATGAAATTGGTGTTGAGTATATTGATCCGATGACGATTGTGTCAAAAATATATAGTATTGCTATTGAAGCAATTGAAACCAAGGAGGCTAAACCGTGAAATCAAAAATTATTATTGGATTTTTATTAATGCTGTCGGCAGGGCTTCTTTGGGACTTGACAAAGCTTCATGTTACAGCTTATATTATTGGAAGTATTGGGTTTATGTTTTTGACTTTTGGTTTTACTTCAATCGGAGATTAAGTTATGAGCAAAAAAACTTCTAAAAAAGAAAAAGACAATATAAATGTCGTCAACCTAACAGATACTCATTTATCTGTTATTAATGCTGCGCTTGAGACTTATTATAGATTAAAGTCTGGGCAGATTGATATGGCACTTGACATTGCTTATAATTACAAAATAAAGCATGAACAGTCATCAGCCATTTCTACAATAATTAGATCTTTTGCGTTACCTGAACTATCAGTTCGCGGCTCAAGTTATCGTTACAATGCGTTAGAAATTGGCGATGCTAAAATCGCTTACGAAATTAGAAAAACTTTTGAAGAAGTTCTTGCGGTGAAGAGAAACGGCGGCTATTATGGCAACACCGTTGATTTTCATGGTCCGCTGAAAACAAGCGATGAACCATTGCCAGAGGTTGTTAATTTTGTCAATTACATAGACCATAAATTCACCGACAAACAATCAGATATCATAAATGATCTTTATCATTTGAAAGATTTTGAAAAGATGTGGCAATATGCAGATTCTATTACTTCTAAATTGCCCCGAGGGGACAAGCGGGAAATTATTCCTAGCTTTGCTGGCGTGACTATGAGGATACACAAACCAAAAAAACCCGGTAATTAAAAAGAAGTGATATGAACGACATAGATATTAAATTTCATAAAGAAATCAAACAAAAACTTACGAATCAAAGTTTGCGAGTTCTTTTCAATTCAAGATCTGTATATTTGGAAGGGGCATTCAATATGGATGAACTGAAATATATCATAGAAAAATCTGAAAAATATCTGAAATATTTAGAAGACGAATCTAAAGCCGAAAACAAATCCGAAAAAAAGTGCCACAGTTGTGATGGAAAAAAATATTATGTCAGCTATGATGGATATTATGATCCGTGTCATATATGTAACCCCAAAGACAAATTGAACATACTTAAATAATATGAAATTCAAAGTATCATATTACGATTTTGACACTGATAAATATGTAACAAAAGAGTGTTATCGTATGAGTTTTTACGACGGGGTATTTGATTTTATGCCCGTAGATGATCCAATTAAAATTTATAAAAGTATAATCATAGATCATCCTATATTTTCTGTGAGCCAGAATAATACAGGATTTATATCAATTTCTGTAGTAGGTTATCAAGATACAAAAAATGGTTTCTATGAAAAAACTACAACTAAGATAGAAAATGTGAGAGATTAATATGAAATTAAATATAAGAAACATCATTTTATCTATATGCTGGGGCGTTATGTCTTCAGTTATGGGATATAGTGTAAAAACAGCGCAAGGAGCAATTGTTTTTGGTTTGGGCATGGTTATTATTTTAATTTTGGCTGATAGAAATGACTAACGAAGAAATTAATATTGAAATTGCTGAATATTGTGGCTGGAAGTATGAATTTAATGGTAATGACGAAGATCCTGAATGGTATTGGATTCCGCCAAATAATCCAGATGGAAACGGGATTCCGCCAGATTATTGTAATGACTTGAATGAGATGCATGAATTAGAAAATACATTGTACAAAGGGTTTATTGACAAAGATTACTGGCAAAAAGGGTATGGACGATTTCAAAATTTGCTAGGGGAATTAAGCACAAATCCATATTCCGCCAATGCCCGACAACGTGCAGAAGCGTTTCTTAGAACTATTGGTAAATGGAAACTTAGAACTATTGGTAAATGGAAAGATTGATATGACTGCTGATGATTTTGAATTTAATCCTGAAACATATAAGGAAGATATAATTAAATTATACAAGCCGTGGGATTATAAGGAAATTCCAGTGTGTGTAAAAATGCGTGATATTACCCAACCTAATAGTTGGTTTGGTGTGGTTGACGTAATTTTACCGGGAGCATCTCCAAACTATAATAAACCAATACATTGCACTTTATTGGGGTGGTGTACA